CTTTTCTAATAAATCCGTTTTTTGTTTCTGAAACAATCGGCATCAGTCCTTCCAGAACTGATACAAGGTCTGATTTTGAGATTTTGATAGAGTTCCCGTTAGAATCCAATGCACGTACATATTCGAAGTTGTTCGCTTTCGTCAATTCATTTTCTTTTCTGTCAGCCATAATCTTAATTTTTTAGTTAGTAATTCAGTTTTAGTCTTAGTTTTGTATCATGATACCCCGTCACATCTCCTGTGCTATTGCAGGAATCTCGCCCAGCTTGTATACCTGCACCCCTGCGTCTTGGATGCACAGGTAGGTAGTGCCGTCCTCCGTGTAATACTTGTCCTTGACAAGCTCCGTCTTTCCGGGCGTGTAGGGTATCGGGTTCTCCAGCGTGCCGTCAGGTTTGGGCTGCTCCGGCTCTTCTTCCGTGACCGGTTTGACATATCCGCCCGAAACGAGGTCGGCAAGGTCATACGACAGGGCGATGCCGCTGTCGCGGATGCAAAGGTAAAGCACATCCTTGTCAGTGTAGTACAGCCCTTCCACGAGTTCCATGTTGTGCTCCCACGGTATCGGGTCGTCCTTCGTGCCCTCGTGATCTTCATGAACCACCTTGTACAGCGATTCCGTTCCGGTGCCCGGAACCCATTCTGCCGCGAACGTATGGGGTTGCAGCACTTTATACAGCGTTTCCCCGTACTGGAACTTGAAGCCTGCGTAATGTTCGTTGCCGATTTCGTCCTCCCATTTAGGGAAGAATCCTTTCATTTCAATGGCCTGCGCGTCCGTAAGGTTTGCATCGTTCACCTTTGCCGCGATGCCGCCGATAAGCGTACCCACTTTTTCCAAGTAGGCATAATCAACATTGTCCACTTGGAAAAGCTGCTGCCGCATGATCATCTTGTCCTTCTCGGTCTCCGTTATCTCCCTCCACATCGAAAGCTCTTCTGCGGATGAGACTATAACCTGCTCCTCGAACCTTCTGTTCTCAATCGGTGTATCGTAACTCTCGGTCAGATAACACCCGTTCACTGCTTTCACTATCATATCATTCCAATAATTTGGTTATACTCTCGATAAGCTGCGGCGTGCATGTATCGGCACACGCCCTTATCAGTTCACACTCCCTGTCATCGTACTCCTCCTCATCCTTGGAGTTGTAGATTTTCCGTGCAAGCTCAAGCGCGGCGATTCCGGAGCATTTCGTGTAGACGAGGTTCGCAAAGTCCTCGCGTATGTCCTGTATGAAAACGCTCTTTCCGGATATGTCCGTCTTGAACTCGATTCTGCTGAAATTGATTTTCTTTCCCATATATGATTATGAATCAAAGTTTCCTAGCCAGCTGCAGTTGTATGCAGCGTTAACTATATCGTAATACACAAATGCAGCTTTCCCCCTTGCCAGCCCCACGCTGGACACCTTGCTTGTGTCATTGTAAACCATCAGCTTATTTGCACAAGCTATCGTAATGCCGTCGGCTGACCTGTTGGTGATGAAATAGAACTGCCCGTCTTCCGGAGCGGAAGGAAGGGTAATGGTGATACCTGCCCTAATCGCAATGATGAATGTGTCATATGCGGTAATGGACGTGCTCGAACCAAGACGCCTTGTCCTGAAACGCACACCGCACAAGTCCCCTTTGGGAATATACAGCGCATGGTTTCCGTAGCTCGGTGTATCATCGTACCCCTTTGCCCCGTCCACACTTATGTAGATTCCGAAGTGACCGGACAACGAATTGGACTCATGGTTCTCGAAACGTCCTGCTGATGTATACATTCCTCCCATGGATGACGGGAACACCCTTGACCCGATGAATGCGTAGCATGACGTGCTTCCGGTACGGATGAAAGAGTCGTTTATAGACAACGAGCCGCCCGAACCTCCGGCTGTGGAATTTGCCCCAATATAGCCGTTGCCAATCGTAAATCCACCTATGTTGCCGCTGGTCGCATTGATTGTCCCGGTAATGTTAGCCTTGTTCGAAGTAAGGTTCCCGTATTCATCCACTCTGAACGGCGCAGTATCCGGAGTGGGCGAACCTACCCAGATACGTATCTTTGCACCCGATTCGCTGCCTGACAGACCGGCGGTAACTGTACCGTCAGGCTTCTGTACCAGCAGTTGGTTGCCTTGCAGGAACGTTATCTTGGCATTCTTCGCGATGATGAGCGAGGTGAAGATTGCTGTCGTATTCGTGGCGAACTTCTGCCAGTATGAGGTGTTCGTATAGGTTATGCTTGAGTTCGACTTGTGCGTACGGAGGCAACGGTATGCATCCCATCCGGTGGCTGTCGAGTCATTACGTACCAACGCCACGTCTATATACCTGACAGGCAGACTGCCGTCCGTGATATTGCTGTCATTCCGGTATTCCACGCCTGTAGCCCATTCTGATGTACGTACCACGCATCCGTCAATCCCTTGAAGCCCTTGGTCTCCTTTGTCACCTTTGTCACCTTTGTCCCCTTTGTCGCCCTTGTCACCTTTATCGCCCTTGTCACCTTGTTCTCCCTTTTCACCGTCTTTACCCGGTTCTCCTTTTTCACCGACATCTCCCTTTTGAGAAAGTAAATCATAATCCGCCGTGTTTGTTTCTCCTGTCAGAATGTAGTTCCCGTTCTTATCGGTAAGACGGTTCCCGTTCTTGTCAGTGAGTGTCCAAAGGGTCGGATTGGTCGTGGAATGCTTCGCAACATAAGAGCTTCCGCCCATGGTGACCACTCCCATATAGGGTACGACCATGCCAGACTTCCATTTTCCCATCTGCGTGTACCCGTCACCCTTGTCTCCCTTGATGAGCGACCACTTGTAATCAGAAGGCGTGTTGCTGTCGTTCGCGTTCAGGTCGGTCAGCACGCCGATGTAGTCGCCCGTGTCTTCACCGTTGTTCCCTGTGAAGGTCTTGCCGCCGTCATCCGAATACTTGATGTGCAGGTAATAGGTCTTGCCGTCCTCGCCATTGTAGCCGGGAATACCCTGTTCGCCCTTGTCACCCTGAATGCCTTGGAATCTCGCCCATGCGTACTTGGTGTAGTCCGTGCTGTCTTCCTGTGTGAAGTCTACATATGTCCCTATATAGACATTAGGGGTGTCCGACATCGGATTGCCGTTTTCATTCTTTGAGTACTTGATATGGAAGTAGGTGGTCTGACCATCCTTACCGTCCTTGCCCGGTATTCCCTGCTCGCCGTCCTTGCCCTGAAGTCCGTCAAGCCCGTTCTGACCGCGTTCTGCGAGCACGTCATATTCGGCTGTGTTCGTCTCTCCGGTAAGCAGGTAGTTCCCATTTTTGTCGGTCAGCCTGTTCCCGTCCTTGTCGGTCAATGTGAATAGCGGTGGGTTTGTCGTGGCTACTTTGGCGACAAACGAACTGCCACCCATCGTGACAACGCCCATATAAGGCACGACCATACCGGACTTCCATTGTCCCATGTGGGTATATCCGTCACCCTTGTCTCCCTTGTCGCCTTTATTCCCCTTAAACTGCGACCATGTATAATCAGAAGGGTTATTCCCCTCGGTCTGACTGGTCTTGTTAACGGCAATGCCTATATAGACAGTGGACGATTTAGGAGTATCATACATACCGCTTCCGTCAGCGTTGTCTGAATACTTTATCCATGTATAGTACTGTGTTCCGTCTTCGCCCTTGGCTCCGGGCACGCCTTGGTCACCCTTGTCGCCTTTCTCGCCCTTGATAAGGCTCCAGGTGTAGTCTGTCGGGTCGTCACTCTCGTTGGGCACAGCCTGGTTGTAAGAGAAGCCGATGTAGGATTTCCCGGTCGGGTCGTTGCTGATGCCTCCACCCTGCGCATTGTCCGCGTAGCGAATCCAAGTGTAGTGGGTCACGCCATCTGCCCCTTTCTCGCCGGGTACGCCTTGTGGGCCTTGGTCACCCTTGTCGCCTTTCTCGCCCTTGAACTTGCTCCACGTGTAGTCGGCGGGGTCGCCGCTCTCCGTCTGTGTCAGCTGGTTCACCGCAATCCCGATATACAGTGTGCTGTCCTTGGGCTGCTGGTACATGCCGCTGCCGTCGGCATTGTCCGAGTAGGCAATCCAGGTGTAGTATTGCGTACCGTCCGCACCTTTCTCGCCCGGTATGCCCTGTTCGCCCTTTATGTCGCTCCACGTGTAGTCCTCGGGATTGTTGCTTTCCAATGAGGATTCCTTGTTGTAGGCGAATCCGATAAAGGCTTTCCCGCTGGGATGGTCAGAGATGCCTGTACCCTGTGCGTCATCGGCGTAACGAATCCAAGTGAAAAGGGTCTTTCCATCCTTGCCGGGTGTACCTGGCACGCCTTCCGCCCCATCTGTGCCGTCCCGTGCGACCAGTACGTATTCCGCGGTGTTCTCTTCTCCGGTAAGGATATAGCCATAGGTCGCCCCGCCGTCCTGCGTCTGGAGCAATCGGTTGCTGTCCTTGTCGGTCACCGTCCACAGCGGGGGGTTCGATGTGCCGTTTTTATTGATGCACTGCCACGATGCCCCTCCCATGCGGACGATGCCCATATAGGGAACGAACATCCCGCTGTACCATCCGCCCATGTTGACGGGGCTGGCTCCGTCCTGCCCATCCTGCCCCTTGTCCACCTGCAGCAGCCAGTCCGGATTGTTGCGCGAAGGAACCGATGTGGTACCGTCTTCGTTCACGCACAGCCATATACACCCGTCATGGCTCACGCGGTCATAGTAGTCGTAGTGTCCGCTCTTCCATGCACCCCTGTCGTTGGCGGTCATTACAGGAGTACCGTCAGGTTTCAGCTGCGTGACCTCACCCGTGAAGAACACGTTTGTGCCGTACATCCCGTATCCGCTTGCCGACAGTCCGTGTATGTTCAGGTTCGTAAGGTCTCCTATCTGGAACCGTATGTTGGCAGCACCGATCTCCCATGTGTTCTGGTTCACTATCATGCGGATGTAGCTGCGTGTCTGGTACATGCTAGACTGGCGTGATGCATTCGTGAAGTTTCCGTAGCAGGAGAAATGCATCTGCGGCTGCGGATGCACCGTATATCCAGGACGCAGGGAATAGGTGAACGTATCATTTGAATTACCGGAAACACCCGTTATGCGGAAATAAGAAGTGGCGAACCCTGCGAACTTAAAGTTACCTTTGCTGTCATCGCTGTCCCCGGTAGCGTCAAGGCCATTCCCGAAGTGATAGATGCCCATTGCTATGTCATCATTCGACACGGCACCCATCTCGCCGTCTTCGAGTTTCAGCGTACATGTGCCCGTGGACAGCGTATTCCCTTCATCGTCCGTATCCGGTGTGCAGGTGAGGATAATCCCTGCCCCTGGCGTGTTCCATCTGATTCCAAGATAGACCTCCACGCGGTTGTACCGGAGTTCAGGCACCTGTAGCCATTCCCACAGTGTAAGTCCGCGCATCTCACCGTTCCCGTTCTCGTCAATCTTTGCACCGAACCCCGAAAGGCCGGAAGCGAAACCTTCTTTGCCGAACACCGCACCGGCGTATAGTGTGAGGAGGAAACGGGTAGCGTCCGCTTTGTCCTTGCGGAGGAAAGTAGACAGCGACCTCAGTGCCGAGAACACGTTGCTGTCCGATGCCGGAGTTGAATCGTTGGTCCGTATGACATATACACCGCTTCCTCCGCCTGTTCCTTGGTAGGTCTGCCCGTTGAACACGAGCGAATCCACCTTGTCCTCAATCTCCGTCAGGCGTGAGTATTGCGCTGATTCCCCGATGGTGTATACCGGGTTGTCCGAAGGGATGTCAAGGCACATTTCCCAGCCTATCACACGGGATATGCGCCCTTCCGTTCCGAAGAAGGACGGGTTGACAAGGTTCACTTTCTGACCCACATCGTAGGTGCGGCTTATCATGTCCTCCCGTACGTAGGACGCACGCAGCGGGACGGTGTATGTGCCGTCATCCACCTTGGTCTTGTTCACGTAAGCCTGCGCACGCTCTTTCAGCTCCTGCTCGGCTTCCGGTGTGTACTGGTCTGACACCAATTTGATATTGAACCCGTAGAGGATGTACTTGTCGCCGTTCTCCGGCTTCATCACCTCGTCCGGAAGCCTTCTTCCGTAGTCCTCGTTCGCCACGATTTCCCAAAGCTGTTCAGCGGGATTGGAGCCATTGGGGTTGAATGTTACTCCGAAGTCCAGCCCGTTGAGCTTGCCCGACTGGAAGACGATGCGCAGCTCCTGACCCTCAAGTATGTATTCTTCATCAAACGTAAGCCCGGCGTCCTTGTATTGGTAAGCCTTGAACGTTCCGGTCTGGTTGCCTTCTCCGTCCTCAATGGTACGGTCTACCGTCTTGACGTCCGACAATGTACCGATACGCTTCGGGTATATGTCTTCGAACACAACCACGCTTTCCACCACCTCGAACGGCTGCATGTCCGGATATGCGTCAATGTAAGGCGTGTCAGCAGGCAGCATCAGCCGCTTCTGGACTATACCATTTACAGTAAGGTCAGGATTGCTGTTTTCCCTGTAGTTTTCAGGAATGTTCCTCGTAGACCCGAAGGCATAGATACGGGTGGCGAATGTGCCACGGCTTTCGTTCCGTGTCATGTCCGACGCTTCCACGCCGATTTCAATCTTCACCGCATCGCCGTGCTCGCAACGTCCGAAGTGAATCACGTTCTCCGTGACCCACACGTCGCAGTCCCATGCGTTCTCGCCGCCCATCGAAAACAGGGCGTCCAACAGGCGTGTGTTGTCGTACGTCATCGCTACCGCCTTGTTCTCCACCGTGGAATCTATGCTGTATTCGTAGGGGACGCCGTTGTACGTGAACCCCAGTTCGGAAAGGTTGCGGAGGAACACGCCAAGCTGCACGTCAAGCGGGGCGGTAAGGCTCCACGATGCCTCTCCGGCTGTCGATTCGGGAGTGTACTTGAAGATGAAGTTGTTCCACAGCCAGTAGTATGCGTTCAGCCTGAGCTGGTACTCGTATGCGCCGGTAGACGTGTTGTATGACGGGTTTTGAAGCTCTGTCACGTAATACATCTTCGCCAGCTTGCCGCCCAGCGCATCATCGAACACGCCCCGCAAGTCCACGTACGAGCCTATCTTGAAATCAATAGGCGTGCGCAGCTTGAACGGGAGCACGATGTAGTCGTGCTGCATCAGGCTGTAGTAGCCTTTGGCTCCCTCGTTGATTGAAGTGGAGAGCAGGGTGGTTCCGCCTGCGGATTTTATGTCTATTTTAGCCTGTGTTGCCATGCTTCGAAGTTATCTATAATCTTCATAGGGTAGGGGAGATTCCACATCCCCTGTTTTCACCACAGCCCGTTGGTGAAAAATCTTTCCCAAAGTTCGCCAAACGGATTCTTAAACGCGAGAATCTTCACTTCCGATACGAAACAATGGAGGGATTGTTCGTTATTCCCTGTCGGCAGGGTTCGGCTCCGTGCACTTCATCGTGAAATGTCCGAAGTCACGCCTCCTGCTGAGACCGTAGGATATGCTCTTTCCGGTATACACCATCTTGTACTTCTGCGTGCCGAGAGCCGGTATGCGTATGGTGAAAGCCCCCTTCTGCAGCTCCGTCTGGAACGCCGCCTTCTTGCTCCGGTAGTCCGTCTCCGAAGAGCCCATGATGGTGAAGCCGAGCGTTATCTCCCGTGAGTCCACTTTCGGATTTCCCGTGTCTATCCTTATTCCGTCCTCCAGCCTGCTCTCGTCCTCCACATATTCTTTCATGGGAAGAGGCGCGTCTATCGCGTCAAGGAACCCTTCGCCCATGTTCACACCCCATGTGGTCCATGCGTCCTTTTCGTTTATGTATAGTTCTCCTGTCATACCAATACCTCCGCCGTTCCGTCATTTATGATTTCATATCTTCCGCTGATATTCTCCAGCCTTACTACCGCATAATTGCTTACATGTATTGTAGCCTTTGCACCGTGCATGAGAATCACCTTATAAGCCTTTTCCACACCGTCATAGCGGAGCGTGCTTTCGGCTTCCCCGATTAATGCCACGTTTTCATTGTGCTTTTCTATCGGCTTTTCAACGTACACGCAGTATGGCTCCACATATTTCGCCATCGACCGGAATGATTCTATAGAAGGATAGTTATTATCCCTGCAAAACTCACGTCCCTGAGGGCTGAAAAACAGCCATACAAGGCTTTTCCAGTCTGTCGCCTTTCCGGATTGGGTGCATGCGCCTAATCCTATGGCTTTTTGCATGATTTCCTTTACACTAATCATATTCTGCTTGTATTTCGTTTGACTTCCGCTATGTCAAGCTGCATCTGCTTGATAGGTTTTATTATCTCACCCGTATTCTCGCTTATCTGCTGTAGTTCAAGGTACGATTGGGCGATGATGTTACGCATGTCGTCGGCAATGTCGCTGATACCTTGCTGGATTGATTCCTGACGCAACGAGCTTTCGTTAAGTGCCGTAAACCTTCCACTAAGTTCTCCTGCGTCCTCATGTGTCATTTCCGTACCGAAGCCTCGTGAAGATGCGGACTGCTGTTTCTTTGCTTCATCGTTTCCAAACAGGCTGTCCGCCCATCCGAATTGACTATCCAATTCTTTCTGCAATTCTTCAGCCATGTTATAGATATAGTCCTGCTCCCATCCGGTAAGCACGTTGTCCGCGTAGAATTGTTGCAATTTGTTCCGGATTTCTTCCATAGCACCGGATGATTGCATGGCGGCTTTGATGGATTCGGTAACCATCTGCTGCATCATCTTCTTCACGGTATCTTTTGCCGATTCGGCTTTGTCTTCTCCGTTAGCCCATGCTTCGGCATAGGCGTCCGCAAAGTTCTCGATGGCGGACTGTAAGTCTTCTCCGAATATGGCATCAACCGCAGCCTCCTTGTTATCCTCTATAGTCTGGTTGATTTCCTCAATCTGCCTTTGCCATTCCTTGATACGTTCGTCATCTGTATTTTTCTTGTCCTGTTCTTCGCGTATCTGTTGCTCGATCAGAAGCTTCTGTTGCTCCAATAGCTTGTTCTGATCCTCAATCAGTCCTGACGCATCCTTTGAATAAGCATCTTCTACGGCACGGCCAAGCTTGTCATAGGAATCAGTTAATGTATCTACTTGTTCCTGTGACTGCTGGATACGTTTTTCGTTCTTTTTGTCATGTATGCCTGCAAATCCCTTTATCCATGCTGTGAACGACTTGGTAACTCCGGCGAATACACCCCCGATGTTTCCGCTCTTCAAGCTGTCCCATGCGTCAGTCGCACCCTGAGATGCTTCCGCGAACATGCTCATGCCTTCCGCGAACTTGCCGATACCGGAATCTATGTCTGTATTCCTTCCCAATGCCTCCATCGTGTCCTTGATTTCGTTCGCCATGTCATTCAAACCTTGTACCAGGTCATTGATTCCATGCACAATGGTATCAATTACGGCTACCGTGCTGGCTCCTCCTCCGCTACCTCCTTTCATGTTAAAGAGGGCGGACATCTTCTGTCCGGCATTGTCACTTGCCGCCGATACGCTGTCAAGGGAAGATTTCATTTCGGTGAATTTGGACAGGGAATCACCTCCCTTACCTGAAAGCAATCCTGCAATCCCGTTTATTCCTTCTGTACTATACAGGTCTTCTTTTTTGAATTTCTTTCCGGTCTGCTTCTCAATGTATTCAAGGATTTCCTTTTCCAGTTCAGCCTGTTTTTGTCCGAGCTCGATAGATGTTTCCTGCGCCTGATTGAACTCTTCCTCCAATTTTATCTGCTCACGGTAAAAGTCAGGTATGAAATTCGAGAATACGCTGAATTTGTTTTCAAGCTTTGCATCTTCCAGCCTTGACAAGGCTTTTTCATACCTGTCTATGTCGGAAACATCGAACGTGTCAATGGCTTCTTTCTTATACTTTTTTAAATTGTCAATAAGGCTGTCTATTGCCTTGCCGGATAGGTTGGATATGTTCCCGAAGGCTTTTTCTATGCCTTCAAACGCCTTTTCCTTGTCAAGCGAAGACAACAACCTGTTACGTTCTTGGGTAAATGCCAATGCTTCACCCATGTTGTTTTCCGATAATGCTTTTTGTATTTTTTGGTTATACTCTTCGGTGATTGCAAGCCGTTTTTGCTGGAAAGTGCCGTATTCCTGAAGGTATCGGTTCATGGCTTCCTCTTGTTCGCGGATTCGGTCGTTTACTTGTTTTTTCTGTGTGAAATCGTATATAATATCAAACATGGACGTATCAACAGAAACGGAAGATGAATCAAACGACCTCTTCTTATAATTTGGATTCTGTTTGGTTTTCAGTTCTTCCTGTGCATCGAATATTTCCTTCTGTGATTGAATAACTTTTTGCTTATATTCTTCTTTCTGCCTTTCGATGGCTTCAAGCTCTTTTTTATTATCCAGTTCTCGCTGAGCACTGGCCTTTTCTGCACCGTCAGCCATAGCGTCGATACGCGCTTGGGCGACTTGGTTTTCAAGATCTACCTGTTGGCGGATGCGATCTTGGGCTTGTCTCTGCTCCAGTTCGTCGATTCGGGATTGCTGGGTTAGGATTTGATTTTCAGACTTTACTCCCTTGCCTTTTGTGTCGCCTCCCAACTTCTTATAAGCCTTCTCGGTGGATTCTACGCGATTCTTGGCGTCCTCGCATTTCTTGCTGGTGAACTTGTCCTTATCGGCCTCGATTTTCTGCAACTCTTTTTTGGCTTCTTCCCAGTCTTTCCGGGCCTGCTCGTAGTCTTCGGCGTAGGTAGTTCGCTCGCTTCGGGACTTTTGTTCAGTTTCAAGGGCTGATTTAATCATGCCCAACTGTTCCTTGGAGAACTCACCACCAAGGGATGCGACAATGGCAATGGTATCCTTACCGGAATCGCCAAGAGCTTTCATGGATAAGGTTATCTCATCCAATACAGACTTGATATCTTCATCTTTTAGTGTCTTGATGCTTTCAAGATAAGAGTTAACGAGAGGAGTGGAAATCTGAGCCTTTAGACGGTTTACTATTTGTGTTTGCGCTTTGATAGCATCTTCCACGTTGTCGCTCGCCCAACCGTTTCCGTCCATATCCACCAAAGACGTAGATGTTCCGCTGGTACGTACTTGCCGATAATGGTTCAATCTGTTTTGCTCTACCCTCAACTGTTCCTCCAAAGAAGAAGTGGAACGTCGTGCATCTTCTTCCGCAATCTGCCTCTTATACTTGACAATCTCCTTCAAAAAATCCGTTTCAGTCGTGTAGTTCTGAAAGATAGCCGGGTATTCAGCTTTTAACTTCTCAAAAGCAGCCAACCGTTCGCCTTCGGCCTTGTTTTGGTCTTGGATGGTAGAAATTAAGGCATCTACAGCTTGTTTGTGTTCTTCCTCCTTCTTGTTGTGCTCGTCCATGATGGTGTTAAAACGCTCTGTCGCCTTTTCCGCTTCCGAAGTCCGGGTAGAAAGTACCCATATAGAGGCCGCCAAAGCTGTCACCACCGTAGCTACTGCCACATACGGATTGGTCAGCATAGCGGCGTTAAGCAATAATTGAGCCTTCCGGGCAATAACCCTCGCATTTGTCAAAGCTACTTCTGCGATGGTGTGTTTGCTTGTGGCAATAGTAGCCAACATGACAGCCGTTCGATATGCTCCGTAAGTGGCGACAAGTCCGACTAACACCTTACCTACCGTTTCGTAGTTTTGTATTAGCGTGGTAGTAAGCTGTATGCCTTCCATGATTACCCCCTCAGATGCTTGTCCCATTTCGTTGAAGGCGTTGTCCAAGGCATCCTGCATCATGGATAGTTGTCCGTTGATGGTCTTGGAAGCATTCTCGGACATCTGGTAGAACTTACCTCCCGCGCTTGTGGCATCAATGAATGCTTGCTGTACCATCTCGGCAGAAACGGCACCCTTTGACATCTCGTCTTTAAGCGTTGCGATGGATTTTCCTGTCTTTTCAGCGATGATTTGCAGAGGATTGAATCCGGCGTTTATCATTTGATTCAAGTCCTGCCCCATGAGTTTTCCTGCGGCAGACATTTGTGAGAAAGCCAAAGTAAGTGATTTGAATTTAACACTGTCTCCCATTGATATATCGCTCAATGCCTGAAGGTATCGTACCGTGTCTTCCGCTTGGATATTGAAGCCAAGCATCATCTTTTCGGCATTCACCATATCGGTAAGAGTAAGCGGGGAAATCTTTGCCATCTCTTTCAGTTGAGTCATCAACCCAGAGGCTACATCCTTGCCAACCATCGTCTCAATGGCCGTCTGCATAGACTGGAACTCGCCACGGACACGGACAATCTGTGAAGCCAATGATTTCAATGCCGTAGCTCCGCCGATTATACCAAGCATCTTTCCCCACGACAGAGAAAGCCCGTTGTTTGTTTTGATGGTTTCTCCCGCTTCCTGTTTGTAAAGAGAATACTCATCCCTGAGCTTTTTCACCGAAAGCCGAGCTTCAGCTTGTTGCTGCGTTAATCCAAACAATGCCGCTTTCTCTTCATCGAGTGCCTTGCGGGCAGCGTTGTATTCTGCCAGCTTGCCGGATGCTCCTATAGGATTATTCTTCAAAGCCGTGCGATAAGCGTCCCCAAGACGTTTCACATCAAACTCTATGTCCTTGATGACAGCCCGTTGGGCAATAATCTTTTCGGATAATCCGTTCACCGTCTGTGAGGCATCGTAGATTTTCTTCTTGAAGCCATTCTCAATCTCAGCTCCTGCCTTGGCTGCTTCGGTTACCAGCCCCATCATCTGTTGTTTAGTAGACGCAAGTTGCGTTTCAAGTGTTTTTGTTGCCGCTGGAGCACTCCTTGAGTCCATCTTCTTCAGTTGGGTTTCCAACTTCTCGCACTCTTGGCGGAGTTTTACAACTTGTTCCCAGTCACTCGATACCTTGAAATATAGTGTTGCCATATTTTACTATTCATCAAATTTTCTGTTCTTGAAAAACTCTGCGTCCGTCACTTCCTGCATGACATCCCCGTAAGCGGCACGCAGTTTATCTTTTTGCATGATTACCAGATTGCGATACGGAATTACTTCCACTACTTCCATGTACGTCAGATGTAAATTTTCCATGAACGACGCAATCTGACCCAATAGGCAGTCGTTTCCTATTGCCGTTGCTTTGCTGTCAGGCTTGCTACGTTCTTCGCTAAAACTGACAGCCTCAAAAAATTTTTAGTAGACAGTAAGGAGTAAGCTGATTCAAGACCGTCTATAACTTCGTTCAGTGTCCCGTTTGACAGCTCTTCAAACAGGCTGTCATTACCTTGAATAAACCATGAAAGGGCGTGCGCCAATGGTTCTACATTGTTGATGGAGACAAGCAATTCCTTTATATTCTTTCCATCTTTCACGTCAGACAGCCAATAAGCCGCTCCGGCTATCTTCTTGATGGTAGGAGGTGTAACTATGTACGATTTACCATTCACAATTACCACCTTGAAATCCATGCCAAGAATGGCACTGCTTACTATTTTTGCTGCGTTCTGTTCCATATCCTAAACCAAAAAGGCGGTGAGCAATCCACCCACCGCCGTCCTGAAAACAATCAAATTACACCAATTTTATCCCCCAACTCCGGCAGCATCCACTTTCGCCCCGTCAAAGAGGTAGTCGGATTTTACACCTTCATTCGGGTTACTCATGGCTACAGCCGTAACGCCTAAACCGATGTTCTTTTCCACTTGATTCCCTTTGCCTATAACAGCCGCATTGGTGAATACTACATAGTTGCCGGTTTTTGTCTTTCCAACAATACCCTTGTTAACAATACTCGGTGTATCGGAAGATTCCCAACCGTCATCCGTACCGACTTTCTTTCCTCCTTGCAGGGCAACCTTGTCATCAAATGACCATTCACCCATAGTGAAAGCGATGGTTTTCGCTCCCTTTTGGGTTACATCACGATAATAGATTTCTCCGTTCAACTCATTAATGTAGTCGGTATAGGTAGGGTCGTCTTCCGTGTACTGCCATGTGTCTTGATGGGAGTTCTTAACTTCGGTAGCAGTTCCCAGCCAAGTTTTCAATGAAGCTGCCGTGACAGCCGCATCAAAAACATCTCCATACCAAATTTGGCTGATTCCTATAAATGGTTTAAGTGCCATATCATTTTACATTTAATACTTGAAACAATAATCTTACATTCACATAGTGACACTTCAAAGCTGTGTCCGCTTCCGTTCCGATCTGGTCGATTTGATAGAGATAACTGCAACCTTCGTATTCTCCGGTTATGCCGTCAAGCAGCTCCAAAGCCTTATGTTCCAACTCTTGCATACGAATGCAGTTTGCCCTGTTCTGTATGCGTGGAACTTGGATATTGACCTCATTGAAGTTCTTTATCCAGTAGGTGCCAGGTTGCTGTCGTTTGACATAAACAACAATCCTTTCAGTCTGTAGCCCTTTCTTTGAATCAACAGCAGGAATTTCATCACTATTACCTTCGTCCCCCTCAAAGACTACATAGACTTCATCTATATCGAAAGCCTTACAATCCCGGTGCAGAATGTTCCTTATGTCTTGCGGTGTTATCATTCTATTTCTTCTTTCAATCGTTTCTCCGCGAACAAAGCCGCGCCACTTAATACTTCATAACCCTTGCTTTCCACATTCGAGGCGTAGTTATAACCCTTCGGGCTTTTAGCGTCATTCTTCAGTTCCAAACCTTCGTCTGATACAGAGTATTTATTTGACTTTCGGAGCGTTCCTGTACGGTCTTGGTAACTGCCGTGCTGTACAGCATACTCGACAGCCTCCTTACCGACCTTTTCTTCCACTTCCTTGACTTCGTTTTCACCTTGCTCAAAGAATGAATTCACGTCCGAAAAGTCAAAATCTACTCTACCCATATATCACAGCGTCCTTTCAATTCTTCCGAATAACACTCTGCATTTTTGATTACTTTGCCTTCCCCAACAACGTCTTCCGTCACCTTGTCGATGCACCTAATCATCGTGTCCAATGCTATCTTTTCTCCCTCATATACCACATGGTAAGCATACACCCACAGCTTTCCGTTTACAGACACTTCCTTTTGTTGGGAGTTGTCGTGGCAGAAACATTCTGTGAGGTTATCCCATTGTTCACCGCCCGTGCCGGGTATCGGTCGCCCGTACTCGTCATTCTCCGGCGGCGTAATTGTTCTTACTTGCAATATATGAGGTGCTTCTTCTAACATTACAAAAACTTGATTTTAGGTTTGTCGGCGTTCAGTTCATCGTCCAGCCCGTATTTCCTGCATAAAAAAGCGTAATACTCCTTGATGCCCGAAATATCCCAAGACTGCGATTTACTGTGCCCGTTCTCACTGACAGATTTAGAATTTGCCCGGAGTAATAGAGAGGGGATGAATCCAGCCATAGCTACCGACACAAGGCCGATGTTCTGCTGGTCCATCTTATCCTCTCCGTTTATCCCCGATGACAAAGAAAGTTCGAGAAGGTCAGCCTCCGACACCGTGATGCCGAAGGTCTGAAACTTGCCCTTTATGTAGTCCGATACCGTCATGTGTTCATCGTCGTAAGGTCGAAGTTCACAATCAGGTTCGGGTTCGTTATCTGCGGAATCCACTCGGCGGTGTACTCCAGATAGCGTCCGTTGTCGTCCTTGTAGCCGCAAATCAGCATATCACCGTCAGCCTGCGTGTAGTTACGTCCCGGAGTCGGGTCGGTTGCCTCATACGGAGTATGGAAGCGCATATAACCGATTTTGTCCTGCGGCAAAAGAGTGATGCGGTCGTCTGCGTAGATTTGTACGTTCTTTCCCGTTTGGTCTTTCACGTAGTCCTCCTTGATTTCGATGGCTGGAAGCCCGATTCCAGTGAACACCTGCGATGCCAGTTGAGACGTAATCAATCCAGTAGAAAGGTACATTTCATTACCTGTAAGCTGCATCTTGAACTTGTCGCCGAACTCTGCCGAGCCGATGATGTTCTTCACGAATGTGCCACGGGACATAATCATCTTCGGGAACACGCCGTAATCGGGGCGAAGTGCATTGATTTGCTGTTGCAGGTAGGTGATGAAATTTGTCTTATCACCTGTATCTGGGGTGATAGTCTTTAACGGAAGGTCGATATTCAGCAAGTCAACTCCTCCGGCATTGTCATCCTTGTTCTTCACGATGGATTTACCAGTCATCAGCAACGAACCAAACACAATGTCCATGCGCTTATGGGGAGCAAGAAGTACCTGGCGGTAATCGTCATAGATGAAGTCCACGATTTCTCGCATGATTACCACTTGGTCGGCTGTCTTTGCTGCGTTGTACTTGTCAACCAAGTCCTGAAGGTCAGAAAGGCGGTCGATGGAGATTTGGTAGCGGTCGCCCAAGTAGGCGATTTCACCATACCCCGAACCGATTTCCCTACGTTCACGGATAGGCTTAGCACCATAGCGTGAGTTGATGGAACCGGCCATCACGCCTGTTACCGTACCGATGTAGTCCTTGAACACACGGGTCGTGGTGCGGCGGAAGTCGAGATACTGTTGCCAGTAGATAGCATCCTTACGGGTCTGAAGGACGCGCTGAATGACCGCGTTCACGATGTTCGGGTCATTGAATAATGTATGAATGGTTAGCATCATAATTCGTGTCCTCCTAACTTTAAGATTTGGCAATTACCCCGGCAGTTCTCAATGAAGCCAACAGGGCATTTAATTTAGCTTGAATATCCTCCGAGCCAGCATCTGCCACGGCTGCACCTTGTTTAACCAGCCCTAACGTACTTGCATTTGCAGCATTGTACGTCGTGTTGTTGTCTGTCCAAGGAACTTCCACATAAGCCTTATTGCCTTCAACCGCAACCGGATATTTCTTCCCGGTTTGAGTAAATCCAAGCTGGATTCCACCCAATGCGGAAGATGAAGCTACAGGAAGCGTGTACTTGTTGGCGTTGGCTGCGATACCGTCCAGCTTCTTTTTGTCCGTCGCGCTCATCAGTCCGCTCGCCGATTGCGTGGCATCCGTGTAAACCGTTCCGCCTTGCGCTTTCACATCGGGAGCGTTGAACTGGAAGTGCGGCATGTTTGCCTTGTCTACGTCAGAGAAAGGCATCACCAGTTTGGAGGGCTCTATTTCGTATGCCCGCATCAAGAGTGCCACCAGTACGATACCGTCCTCTACCTTCGCCCGCTCATAGAGTGCGGAGTTAGCGACAACTTTCGGGGTTGTCCCGTTAACGTCCGTAGCCTCATACAATACAGAGCCAGCTTCAACAGCCGCACCCAAGTCCTTGCTCAACGTCAATTCGTCATAATTGGCATTTTGTTTATTGATACCATTCACCGTTGCTCCTTTGGCTCCGTCACCGATGTGCATCCCGACATAAGCCAACGATTTCTTCTTCACCTTCAGGGTTGTTCCTGACGTGAATTTTTCTGCTACCTCCACACGTATGGCTACCTTGGCCGTCTTTTTCACCAAGTCAGCCGCAATGGGCGTGAATGAAGGCAAATACTCACCGACGGGAAGGTTTGCCGTGTCGAGCTTGTACGGGCCACGTCTGCGGCGTCCGGTCTCGACATCATAGCGTTCCTCCTTGACTTCTTCGGGAGTAAGGTTGTAAGTAAATCCTGCTGCCATAAATTACTTTTTTTGTTGTTCTACAATCTGTTTCGTGTCGTTCTCAATCATCTTTGCGAACTCACTTGTCTCTTTCTCCAGTTTCTGCTCGGCAGTTTCTGGGGATTTGTTGAACTGAAATCCCGCGTTGGTCATTTCCTGCTTCACGTCCTTCATGTAGGTGTCCAAGTCCGTGTTTTCGGGGATTGTGCGGTCTTTCAGCATGAAATCGGGAATACCGTACTTCTTGGCCACCGATGAGATTTGCGCCATGCGCTCAGATTGCTTGCGCTCATGCTCGTATCCGGCAAGTTTTTCAGAAAGGGTCTTGTTTGTGTCAATAAGAGCTTGCGCCCAAGCGGGCACTTCGTCTTTCTTCTCTTCCTTTTCCTCTTTCTTCGTTTCTTCGGTTTTCTCGATTGGCTTTCCGTCCTTCAGTCCATGCTTCTTCTCGTAGTTGGCTATCGAGGAAGTTTGCGCTTGTCCTGCACGGAAATCGCCATAATTTTGCATCACGTCCTGAAATGAAATACCCTCAACGATGGAGTTTACCTTCGTTTCGTCCGTTACACCCTCCGCCTTCTTGGTGGCGATTCGGGTAAGTGTGGCAGTGTCCACCCCAGAAAACTTTTGTTGTAGTCCTGCCAAGATTTGTTCAAAGATTGTCATACCGTATGTTCTTGATTGATAAATTCATACGGTAAAGTTACGGATATGTATATGCGAGATGAAATTTTAGGGGATGCGATACGAAACAATTAGGGGAATGTTTGTTTTTATCAGATTTAAGGCAAAAAGAAAGCGCGAAACCGGGTGGAATCGCGCGTATTTATTAGAGAATATTACAAGAGTTTTTTCTTCTTTACTTCCTTTATAGACCCAACAGTCAAAGCTATTATTGGGATAAGATTTATTATTAATTGTAAAGTATAATTTATATAGGCTCTATTAAGTATAACAGGAATCAACCCCAATATCCACTGAGTTATCCATATAAAAAATACTAATATACCAAGTCCAATTATAGTTCCTAATATAGTAGCAATTTTATTCTTCTCAACAACAAATAGTGCAAAAATTAGGTATAATGACAATAAAGCTAAAAAAATAATCCATAAAAGAGATGAGGTTATCGTATGCCACATTTGATTCCTTTCAACTTCTGGAAACCATTTCTCCATTTTAGAGAATATATTCTCATTTAAATTTGTGTCATCGGGTTCTTTAGCATCTTCAAGTTTTGTATTTTTAAACAATGAAGCAAACCATTGAAATATATTTTGCCGATTTATAGCATTTGATATTTTTTCATCAAAATAAGCCACTAGTACAGAATCAGATTCGCAGATTTTTTTAGCTTCCTCAACTTTAACAATATAATCTGTTTCCATTTTATTTATCCAATAATACGATGTTCCAAAGATATTATCTAATAATAGAATGATCAATATTACTAATAATGGAATACCTATTTTTCGAGAGATGGAAATTCTGTCATTTTCCAGAAAGCCAATGAACTTTTTTATTATCTCCTCCATAAATATCACATCTTAACTTCTAACTCTTTCCCAGTTAAATCAAAATATAAATTCTGAAGCTGATGTAAATATTTTACTTCTATTATATTATAACCAACTACCTTTAAGTGAAAATTGGCATCAAGTTCCATTAATGGATTATAATAAATAACCGTATCACCAGATTCTTGTTTTACAAAGTTACATTTACTCAATATATCTTCGGTTATTTGAATAGGTTCAAGTAGATGATAATCGTATGGATTATTATTATCATTAACACTAACTAAATATCTATCAATTGCAAATATTGTTCCGATTTTAGACTCTCTTCCACTATCATTTTTAGGCCAAACATAATTACCTATTCTTAATTCCTTAATCTCTATCATAATTACAACAAATTTATAGCTGCCAGTTCCTCTGTCAGTGCGTTAATACCTTTCTGTATTTTCTCTAATTGTTGCTTGCGAGGCTTATGTACCCCAGCCGCATAGTGCCACAACTGGCGTTCATTGATTCCGGTTATACGACTCAAAGCTGCCTTTGTGAAGATGCTGCTGTAATAGTTGATAAAGGTTGCCGCATCTATCTTGAACTTCAAAGTAAATTCCCCCTGTAACATTTCTGCCGGGGCGATATTCATCTCCTTGCATGACTCCAGATAAAGTTCTACGGCTTCCTGCATATTCTTTTCGATTTCTTTCACATCGTTGCCGGTAGTTATTACCGGAACACCTTCAATGTAAGCACTGAGATTATTCCCGGCATGTTCTACAATTACTTCTACGGTTTTCATACTGACCTCCTTTTTATCGTTAAACAAAAGAGGCGGGGGCTTATTTTAGCCCCGCTTGCCTCAGAATGTTGTAATAAGTGCCTTTCTCAACGCCTTTCTTGCCGTGGTCGGGTACAACAACGATATGTGTACCGTCAGTATAAACCATGTGGCTACCTTTTTGCCTCACGAACCAAAAGCCATTTTCAGTAAGCAGCGTTACAACGTCTTTAACTGATTTGTAGCTCATAGCGTTTACGACTTTATTACGGTACAAATATAGTAATTTTATGAATAATAACAAAGAAAGTATTCATATTTTTACTATGAATATAAAAAATAGCGATACCCGAAAGAATATCGCTATACATTGTATGAAAATGTCCCAGGAGACTATTTGTTCATATTCCTACTGTTGAACTTTGACAGTTGTTCCTGCTTGGAGATTTCATTTTGCTGTTTCTCGGCTTGCTCCTCCTTTATCTGCTCGACCTCCTCCAGCACATTATCTACATTTCCAACGAAAGTGATTGCGCGCTGCTGTGACCATAGTTCTCCGTTCTTGGCTTTCAGTGCTTTATCTATCTTTTCGGAGAGGTCCTCCAAACGGTAAGGTTGCATCTGTACATCAATGTCTATCGTCTCGGAGGCTTCTTCAAGGTTGGAATTGAGCGAGCCGAGAGCGGAAATCAGGAAGTTCACACGCCGCTGCATGAACTCGCCCACCGTCTCGTTGAGATTCTCCACATTGAGGTGGGTGGACATAAACACATAATCGAATGCAACCCCGGAAACGGCATTACCCGTACCCTTCAGACTGTCGAAGGATATACGTGGAGTATTAGTCAGTCCATAGATTTGAGAAAGGAGGGTTTCAACCTCAAATTTGATTGTGTCTGGAACTTGCTGCCACGTCAGATACCTTGCATCCGCACTCATTCCAGTTAGTTCAACGACACGGTTCTTGAACTCTCCGCTGAAGTTCTGCACGTCGCCGAATAACATCAGAATGGGGAAGAAGTGGTAGTCAATGCAATCGGCATAGTTGGACAAGAGTTTCTCCAGCCGGATGCGGAGCGTCTTAATCTTCTCGCAATAGGCTTCGGAGCGGTACATATAGATGACGGGCATTTTCTTGAACCCATGACGGAACGAGCCGGTTTCCTGCCAGCCGTTCGTCTGTTCCCACTGATAGACCATATCCTTTGTAATGGTCATAAAGCAGGTAATCTCCATATCGTCCAGGTCTTTCTTCTTGTACTCACGCGAGAGAGCCACTAAATCACCGTTATCATTGAAAAACGGGTAGAGTTTATCTCCACGGAACGGAGACCATAGTACGCTTTTCAACCGGTATTCAGGCATGGACTTTCCGAAGATTCCCGCCACCTTGCGTTTCAGTTTTGCCCAGAAACCATCGTCTTTCACTACGTACCAGTACTCGGCCACTTCCTGCTCAGCAAGCCAAGCGCGGACAGCTTTCTTGTTCTGATACTTGATTTTGTTCTTCTTGAACACTTGTTTCAAGGCAGCCAGCAAGCCTTCTTCCGATGCTTCAGGCTTGCAATCGAGCACTGGCTCAGTTCCTACGGTGAAAGCCGTCTGAATGTTCACGATGTCCTGCTCAATAGGTAGGGCGATGCGGTTTGGGTCAACCAGCTTCTTCTGCTCCGGCTCGATATATTCCTTTCCCGTGGTGGGGTCGGTGTATTTCTTTTCAGGCTTCAGCGTCACCTTGATTTTGGGGTATTTCTCCTCGTCGGTGATAATCTCATGGCGGTTGGGATTCCAGTCGTTGTAGAGCTTCACCGCATCGGGAAGGTCGGCCTTTCGAGCCTTCTTCAAGTAGTATATCTTTTGGTCTGTGTCTTGCAGGGCAAGAACTTCTGCTAATGTTCTCATATAACAAATATTATTGTTCCAACTTCAATATATAATCCATCGCTGACCAACCGCCACGTGCGCTAATAGAAACAATCTTCTTTTCCATTATTTCAGTTGGTATATTATCATTCAATTTACCATATCTATATTCATACCTGTCATAATCCAACCAACTCTTATCAGGGTCGTAAATTTGGATTGTTCCCCATTCATCTTTCTGTGAAAGCACATAGGAAACAAACTCTCTCACGGTATATTGTTTATCGAGTATCACCTCATAATCTGCCGTGCAATCCCCATACTCTTTAGATGTTTGCTTGAATCTTATCATATCTCAAATGTTTAATGTCCGAATATTCCTGAATAGTCCTTTGGTTTCAAAATACGACCCAACAAAACGGAAAGTACATAGTACCGGGCGGCATCCACCAAATGATTATCCTTATCCACAGGCTGATTGATATAGTTCCCGTCCTTGTCCTTATCCCACACGTAATTTCTAAGCTCCTTTTGCAGGTTGTACGAGCGTCTGGTAACGAATATCTCCATGTCTTTCATCTTGTCAATACCAGCCAAGATAGAGCCTTGCCCTTTCTCGGTGGCGTAGATGTTTACCCCTCCGTTGTGTATCTCCTGAATGAGGCGGGGGTCTGCGCTGTCTGCATAGACATTCAATCCCCACGGGCGGAGCGATTTCACGATGTCGGATGAAAGCAAGTTTGTACGGTAATCTATCTCGTCCAGATAAAGCGCGTTGTCGATGATGCCGCATCTTACAGCCGCCGTGGGGTCTAGCGTATAACCAAAGTCCAGCCCGATGCCCACTTTCTTGCACCATTGGGGGAACTCGTCCACAATGCCCCACTTCTTGAACACAGCACCCTCCGCCACGTCCGCCCAGCGACCTATCACCGTGTGAGCATACTTCTCTGGGTTGTCTCGCTTCATCTGCTCGACTTCTTTCAGGAACTCCGTAGAAAGGTGGTCAAGGTTGTCAAAGTAGGTGGTATGGATGTGCAGCACATTTGGATGTGTGGATATTTGCACGGGTACGCCGTCAATCTCCACCAGCTTGTGCGTTTTTTCAATGTATTTCTTGTAGATAAAGTGGTTACTATCCGTGGGGTTCATGATGATGATAATGCGGTTCTGAATCCCTTTTTGACGGATGGAGAGCATGATTTTGTCAAAGTCTTGCTCGTTCGTCCATTCTTCCGCTTCATCGCAGACAAAAGTCGTAATGCCGTGGATGGATTTCAGTTTGGCCGTTTGGTTGCCGGAAGAAGTCTTGATACCACGGAACATAATGCGACCGCCACTCCGACGGTTGATGATGTCCGTCTTGGTGGAGCGGAAGTATTTGCCCGTACCGTCCATCTCTATCTTCTCCATCATTTCGGGAATGATACTCATGTGTGCGGAAACCATCGTGTAACGGGAGTAAAGGATAGTGTGGGCAAACGACCTGTCCAATGATTTCTCAAAGGTCAATCGCTCAATGAAGGCGGAAGCATTGAATGACTTTCCGCTGCCACGTCCTCCCGTGATAAGGATAATGAATTTGTCCTTATCCTTATAGAGTGGGTAATATATTTTCTGTGGCTCAATCATTGGTGTTGTCGTTTATCCATTTCTCGATGTCAATACTTCCAGCGGAAGCAATATTGTTTTCATCTGCCTTTTGGTTCTCATCAGCAGGAGATTCACCTATCAATTCAAGCAGGTATTTAATGGCGTTCAAATCCGTATCTTCCAAAGCCCGTGCGATGAGTTTCTTTATCATCGCATCTTTGACAACGAATTTCTTCCCGTTCTTGTCTTCAGCAACAGCATTTAATGCAGCAATAGCAAACTCGCGGGCAGACTTCACCATTTGTTTCTTCTCCCTGCGTGCCTCCACCGAGCGCCTGGCAAGCCTCTGCGCTTCCTCTGTGCTCAAACGCTTTCCTTTCTGCGTTAAATTCTGTTCGTTTGCCATTATTCAATCAGTTTTAAGACATCTTCTCCTTTTGCAAATTTATCATCCGTACTTATTCCCAACATGTCACAGAAATCGGCTTTTGCATCAAAGGAAGAGAAAGACAACATGATGTATGCGTCCCCGTCCTGCTGTCGTTGCAGAGCTTGCTCCCTCACTTGTTGCTTCACGTTCTTCATGTGCTCCTTCTTTAATTCGTATGGTTGCTTGACATCATCGGCGGCTGGACTATCCTCGCTGTCGAAATCTATAGGGGCTATCAGTTCGTCCAAGGATTCGGACAATGAATTTACATCTGCTTTCCCGATGGCCAATATTTCGTCAAGTTCGTTTACGTCAAGTCCTATTTCCGAATAATCTATGTCGGGTACGAAATTTGCCAGCAGGTCAATGTCTGGCTTTGTGTTCCCGACAGCCATGTACGCAAGCTGCTCCTTTTCGGTCTTTCCGTCAAGGTTCACCACTTCCACCTTTACGTCATAGTCCGTTTCCGGGCTCCCGTCATACTTGTAATACAAATCCATTGCCTTGATGCGCCGATGCCCGTCCACGAGATTGCCAGTGGTTTCATTCCATACAATGCCTCCAAGGAATCCCACTTTTTGCAGGTTTTTCTTTTGCAATTTTACCCGTTCATCGGAATGCCGTTTGGGATTTATAGGATTCAGGTTTATTCGTGACCGCTTTATTATCCTTGTTTCGCTCTGTTTCAACGCTTTCATAATCATGTTCAAATAACAATCTTTCTACCATGGGGTATTTGCTGATTACTTTCTTCAAATCGTCGGGAAAATTATTCCTCAGCCAAAGCAGGTAGTTTACATCTGAGATGCTCGTTCCTGCTGACTGCCCTTTGCCGTAACGTTCCGGTTTGATAAGCCCTCGCCGCTCTATATATCCCAGTACGTCGGCATTCTTGTAGGAGGATAGCGGATAGCATTTCTTTTGCGCTTCGTTGATGGCGGAATCTTTATAAGTTCGGAGCATCAAACGCCTGTTCATGGAATCCGATTGCTTGAATCCGAAGAAAGCCCAGTCTATTCCGTATTTCTCTCTGACCGTGTCCGTTATCTGCGCCATGCTATACAACTTTTGTTTTTCATTTTTCGCATGTCCCATATAACCGGTCTTGATGTCGCTATAGACACCGAAATGTGGAGTTTGTACAAATCTTGTATTCGGATATTTGTTGGATGCGTAATTCAGGTATCTGTTTATATGCGATAATCCTTTTACCACATACATATACACGCAAACAATTTCTTTGAAATATGGGTGCATGAGGTCAAGAAGGGCTATACTATCCTTTCCCGATGCCGAGTGAAATAGTATAACCCTGTCCGTTGAGTCTGCGACCTGGCTAATGATACGAATTGCTTCGTCCATCTTTATACAACCCTACCGCCTACAGCGCGATTAATTCTTGCACGTTGAGCGGCCATTGTACCAGTGGACTGTAAACGACCTGCCTCATAATCTCTTCTGGTGCGGTACGTTCTACCGTCTGACCGTCTTGCATAATACTCTGGCATAATCCTGAAATTTTTAAATTAAACAATCTTTTTACCTTGTATATGAGCCTTTTGCCAAGGATTTTTATTTTAATCCGTCATGGGCTATTATTTCGCAAATATGCAAGTAATAGAACAATGGCGTTTCTTTTGGCGGGTTCTTTTTGAACTCTTCTAATTGTTCGTCGAAGTCGTGAAAATCAAATTCTTCGTGCATGAATTTAATACCTTCTTCTGTCACCTCACCAATGCCGATTTCGTCTATTGCCACATCAAGAAACCAGGGTGCGCCAGTACTATAAAAATGTATTGCTTCAACATCGGTACGAAGAATCGGCTTACACTCATTTTCTTTGCCTTCTTTACGCAGTCTTTCGTTTTCTTCAAGCTGCTTAAAGTCGATAAACATTTTCTCATATCTTGCACTCATCATGCGTGTTTCTATGGACTTCTTGCCATTGAGTATGTCTAAGGCATTCTCTTTTTTCATTATTAAAGCGAACGCTTCTATATCTTGGCCGTTATGTTTTATCTTCTTCATTTCTATATGATTATTTGTTTCAAAGTTACTTATGCATACAAAGATAGCGAAATAAATCCGGCCTTTCGCTTTCACTAAGGCCGGATTGTGAAACATTCACCGGATTGTTTGTCATTTGCCACTTAATTGATTAAACAATCTTTCTGCTGCCTCATAGCTTTCTGTTGGCAGAGCAAAACAGTCACCATTATCTGTATAGAATCCAAGTTCTTCGTTATAGCCCATCTTCTCAACAACGATACTCAAAGAATGCAATATTGCATTAGCTTCATCTTCTGTCAGGTTACACAGAGAAAAGCGGTTTGTCTTGCTGTTATAAGTTACTTTCATAATCGTGCATATTGTGGTAGCCCGAAGGCTACCGGTTATAACCAAAGTTTCTTTGCCAAATCAAGGTTCTTTTGAGCTTCGTTTACCGCTTTCTTTGCATACGTCAAAGAGTATGAGTGCTCACGTGGATATTTGCCGGATTTCAGCCCCTCATGGTACTCTTTAGCTACTGCTAACTTATGCTCATAATAGTCCACGCTTTCAGGCATTGAAAGGTTTATAGTATCAGCCTTGTTTGCCCAATACTGAGCTATTCTTTCATGCTCTCTGGCTTTCTCGTCAAACTCTACACTCTTGCCCATATTATGCCAGGCATCTTCAATGGCTTTTCTGTGTCGTCTTTCGCTATGATGGCCGATTTTAATAGGTTCACCCAACGAGAGAAAATCGCTGTCTTTATTTGACGCTTTAAAGTATTCTTCACTCTTTCGTTCTGCAGTGGCAGCCCAATCCAGCCGGCGTTCTGCCTTTCGCTTTGCCCATTCTTGAACGTTAAAGCCATCAGCGCGAACTATCGAATAATAGTAGAAGCCATCACGTTCAAATATCAGATTAAACACTATGCTTTCATTCTCTTTGCCGTATTTGGTGGTTACAAGAATGGTTTCACCTTTTTCATGCTTAGCATCGCATTTAGCAAGAAATACGTTTGGACAAAATTTGTAATATGTATTCATAATCGTGTAGGGGATTATGCAGGGCTTTCGCCCTGCTGGTTAAACTTATGCTATATTCAATCTTTTAGCTCTCATTTCATTAAGTTCTTTAGCCGTTTTATTAGCTGCTTCTTCGGTAGTTTCTAAAGAAGCCATACTCATATCATAGCCATCTATGACCATATAATAGCCTCTTGACTTCTTCACGTAAAACTCATTTGCCTTATGGCTTTTCATGTAGCTTGTTGTTCTCATAATTTTCTTATGTTGTGGCAACCCCCGAAAGGCTGCCGGTTAAACTTATTTATGTGAATCTCTGAAATCAAGTTCTACGACTCTGTGATACTTATGAATATCGTATAGTCCACTTGCGCACCCCATCGCTGATGCAAGCCTTACGATTTCTTCTACAGCATTCATAAGGTCTATGTTCGCATCTTTAGCCTCATTCTGTGCCTTCTCGTAGTCCCTGCAATTTCTTGCTGCACATTGCGTCTTTTCAGCTTCTTCAACACGCTTCATAGCTTCGTTGATAGACTTGATTTCAGCCCTAATCTCTTTGATGTAATCACTACTTGTTGTCTTCATAATCGTGTATCTTTAATCGTTATTACTTCTTGTTTGATGATGCAAAGTAAAAGTAAATACTTTAATAAAACAAGTATTAATAAAAGAATATACTTATATTTTACAAAGATTAACAAAGTGTATGCTTATATATAAATAAAAGTATTTACTTTTGTGCTAAAATTGATTTTTATGATAAATAGGACAAGAGAAATTATAGAGCAACTAAACCTTAAAAAGGTAGATATTGCAGAAAAGTTGGGTATTACTCCTGTAGGACTCAATCAATTACTTAATACAGAGAAGCCCAAACTTGAAACGTTAGAAAAATTGTCAAAAGCTGTTGGTGTACCTGTATGGAAATTAATTCTTAGCGATGATGAAATTAAAGAGGTCAATATATTAGAAGAAAAAGATTTAAGCGAAGTAAACGGCTACGTGAAAGTAAAAGGAACTATTTATGAAATACACTCATTTGAGGATTTAAGGAGATTAATAGAAATGGATGTTTAACGTAATAAAAAAGTTATGAGAAAAGTTATTCCTATATTATTTTTGGTACTGTCTTTTTCTGTTGCTTGTTCCAATAAAAACAGTTCTAAGCAAGAGGTAGAAACTCCAAAAGAAAAATACACGCAGGAACAAGCATTGAAAGCATATAAAGATATGTATTTTGGTATGGATATAAAATCAATATTAGAACTTGGATATGTATCGGAAAAGGATACGTCCAAATGGGTAATAGACTTGAAATATAAAAATATTGGCCATGAGGAATTTGAAGATGCCAATATTATGACATACAAAAACAAACTCTTTATGGTTAATTTCCATAGCTACGTTGATGGATTAAATAACGCATTGGATTTATTGAATGGTACTAAAGAAGTTTTCTCTGCAAAATATGGAACTCCCGAAATAGAAAATAATATAAATAAAGATAGTATTGAAATAGATAAAGATTATATAGTCTATCTATGGAACATAAGGAATAAACAGATTAGCGGAAAATTGAATAAGTCTGGACAGGATGATATGTATTTTGTAGATGTGTTTATAGAAGATACAATAACTCGATATATTAAAGATTCTGTCGCATTATCTTATCAAAGCAAGGATATATAATATTTCATCCCCGTTCCTTCCGGTTCGGGGATTTTTTATGCTCAAAAAGTTGTATTATTGTATAACTTTCCGTATCTTTGCACCATGAGAAAGATAGTCGCATACAAGAATTATTTCAGTGACTTCATAAAGAAGCTGTCAGCAGACGAGATAAACAAGATTCGCCGTGCGTTGGACTTGTTCAAAGTGGAGGATAGGATGCCGAGACATTTCATAAAGTTCATACGTGACGGCGTTTATGAATTTCGTGTGAATTATGGAAATAATGAATTTCGTATCTTTTTCATATATGATGGAGATGCCGTCGTTGTTCTTTTTAACGCTTTTAAGAAGAAAACGCAGAAAACACCTGACAATGAAATAAAAAAAGCTATAAAGTTAAAGGAGGAATATTATGAAGCTAAAAGAAATCAGTAAAGACATCTACGATTTGGACGCATGGCTGGATGAAGGGCTTGGAGCGGAAGGAACTCCTGAACGTGAAAAGAACCGCGAAAAGGCATGGGAGGAATACAATGCCCAAATCTTATTGGAAGCGCGAAAAAACGCACACCTCACGCAAGCAGAACTCGCAAAACGCATCGGTGCGGACAAAGGGTATATATCAAGGGTGGAGCGTGGGTTAACCGTTCCTACAGTCGCCACACTTTATAAAATAGCCTCTGCAATGGGATTGACGGTAGAATTGCGCCCCATTTAAGCAAATCGCCACCATAAACAGAACTCTTTGGTAAGCCCAAAGAGGGGGTGATACATTGCCCCCATTGCGGGAAAGAGATAAAGTTGAATCCGGAAGTTTAATTAAAAAAAATAATATTATGAAGACGATTTATTTTCATCCTAACGGATATACACAAGTTCCTGTAACTTCATTAAATGACATCATTCAATACTGTGCAAGAATAGGACATAGATTGTCAAATGTGGAAATTGATTATAGAAATGGTAAATATTTAGTGCTTACATCTTTTCAAGGTTCTTATGTTTGTATTGGATATGTTGATGATATGATAGATTAAAATATATTGATATGGAAAAGCATTTTATAACAGAAGATGAATTATTAAAGCGAGGGTATAAGAAAAGTGCTGATGGAACTAAATATAGAAAAAGATTAGGTAACAAAGATTTTGATTTTATTCCTAATGGAAGAGGGCTTTTACCTAAATCGGAGCTAGATGACCCTCAAAAGACAAGACATTTTGAACAAATAGATACTTTGGAAGAATTGGAGAATTTTGAAAAGTTTGCACGTGAAGGATTCAAACAAAAGCCGGAAGCATAACGCTTCCGGCTTTGTTATTATCTTACAATTTTTAATCGAAACTTTTTCTTATCTTTTTCACAGAAATCTTGAATTATATCAATAGGAAGTTTAAAAGCTTTAGACAAATCATTCATTGTATATCCAAGTTCTGTTTTAAATAAAGAATAGGCCTCATAAAAAACAGATGGTTCATCTATCTCTACATTTATAGGTTCATGCTTAGTATAACCTCTCCTGCTAAGTTCTATATAGAAATACTTATATTTATTTTCATCTATACATGCTAATTCTTTGGCCCTTCTAATAATTGAAGCCATTGATGTAAGCCAATATTCTTTCAATGGAGCCAAATAGTTCAAACGTAAATTTCTAAGAGACGGCTTGATTGATTCGGAAGGCATTAAAAATTCTGCAGCAAATCTAAAAGCCTCATTCTCTTTGTCTCTATAATCTGGAATTGGATAGTTAGGAGACAAATGCATGATAATATGTCCTAATTCATGTGCTATTGTCAATCTTTTATGGTCATTGCTAAAATTCTTATTTAATACTAATACAAATGCTCCTTTATCAGTTGTGAATGACACTCCATCAAAAATATCTTCGTCATAGTCTTTTTCTACTATAATAACGCCATATTTTTCCAATAAAGTACAGATGTCCTTTACCGGTTCTGAATCCGGAATTCCCATATATCTGCGTGTAAATTTCGCTGCAGACTCAGGAGTATAACCTTCTTCAAGGTCAATAAATCTTAGATTCATTTCAGGAAATTCAATAGAATCAGACATTTCATCTACTAAATATCCAATAATTTTATTTGAGTAATCGATGTGACAACGATCCTTTTTACTGATTCCGCTTTTTCTTCTATAGTGGGCATTATCGACATTATTACCTATCTTTACATTGTAAAATTCTTCAGGAAAGCCCAAAAAGTCAATAATCCGTTTCACAACATCAGCAGATAATATTCCCAATCCTTTTTCAAATTTAGACAAATTGGATTGCGATAAGCCCGGAATTTTTGATGCTAATTCTGTTTGTGAATAGCCACGATATTCCCTGACAAATGTTAGCTGCTTATAATTGAAATTCATAATCGTATGTTTAATTTCCAATTTAAGACTATGGTCTTAAATATTATTACTATAAAAACATCCAGTGGCAGACGGGTTAATAATTTATGTTATTTATTCTCGGCTGTTTTGGCTTTATTAGCACCTTTCAGTGATACAGATGCTGCAGGAACAGACGGTTTCAAAACAACTGTCGGTCTCAAACCTTCTGTAGCAGGTTTGTTTATAGCCCATTTAACCTTGTTTTCATCTATATAAACCAGCTTTGGGTCAACTAATTCACCAAATTGATTCTTTTTGTAACCAAAAAACAAAATAGGAGCTGTTGGGTCCTCGTCGTCCTGAAACAATCTCCCTTGCAATTGGTTCTCTATCGAATCAGTCATTTTTGTACGTATGTTCATCGGCATATCATTCTTATCCAATTTCTTGAACAGAATTATATATCCCTTCACATAAAGCATGAATCTACCATACTTTCCAGTTTTCCAATCTCTACAAAAATACTTCTGTATTGATTGTACTATTTTGACATTCAACAAGTGTGCTTCAAATCCTCTCATACGAGCTTCTGGAGGAGTTAGCACTATCTCTTTATTATACTGTTTTACTGCATCTTCGTATGCTTCAAACAGTTTTGTGAGAATTGAACCTAGTTCAATTTCACATTCTTTTGCGCTAATTATACGCTTCCTCTTTTGTTTTTCTGTAAATTTGCAATTCATTAATTAATAAAAAAATTATGTCCACCACTGGACTTGAAGAAATCTCTGTTGCAGCAGAGATTTTTTCTCCAGCAAAGATATATAATTTTTCTTGAAAGTTGTATATAATTATCTCGAAAAATTGTATTTTACATCTTGGCGGTAGTAATATCATTCCACTTCTACTTGATTAGTCCTTTGACCTTCAACCTTTCTACAATCTGATTGTAAAAATACTCTATATCTTGCCGGAAGTCCTTATATTGCTGGTAGATAAACACAACATCGGATATATTGTTTGAAATAACGCAAGGAGAAACATCTGGGAATATTTTCGATAGTTCCGCACGTATTCCATTAGGTAAACGACCCCCAGCTAAGACACTTGGAGCGAACAAAAATAAAGATATAAATAAAAACTTTTTTCGTTGGTATACGCTATCAATTTTAGGAGCACAGTCCCTTTCCTCCAAAGCGTCACAGAATAGAGAGTAAATTTCAGGAAGTAAATAAATGTCAGATAGGATAGGAGAAGATAGCTCGTTTTCTCGTTCTGACAATCTTGATTTCTGTTCACGGATTGTTCTTAGCTCAATTATTGAAGAAAATTCTTTTCCCATAGCACAATAATAAAAAATATTTTAGTATATTTGCGGCATAATCGTGTATGGGGAATTGGCTTGATCGTGCGGGCTGGTTCCCTGTTTTTATGAATAATCCTTGTCTTTCATAAACCTTTCAATCTCTTTCAATTCTTCATCTATGACTTTCTTCATCCTTGCTGCATCCTCGTACATTTCCTGTTTGACAAAATACTGCTGTATGGAATAGAGCATTGATATGTATGTGGTGTCATGCCTTGCTTTCACCCATTTCATAAAGCCCATGTTTCTGTCCAGCTTGGTTTCCAGTTTTTTTATCATCGTCACTACAATGCAGGAAACTGCAAAAAATGAAACGATACTGATAAGGCATATAATTTCAAGCATATTGGTTTCTTCCATATTTCATTTGCTGATTAAATCGCACCATTTGTAGGATTCATTCTCGTAGAACCATTGCCATCCGTTCTTGGGCTGCCTGATTCTGCCTTTCAGATACCGCCTTGCGGTGGCGTAATTGATGCCAAGAGACCTTGACGCGTCTATGACGGAATCGAACCTTCCCAGCAGCCTCCCTTGGTGAATCACCACGCAGGGCTTTGCGGCAGCCCTCCGGTTTGACCAGTAGGGATGTCCTTTCAATGCCTCGCTGTGTCTTTTCCTTATCTCCTTGGCGCGTTCCTCGCCGTAGTATTCTTCGTAGGTCTTTCCGCGAAGTCCGTGGCGGTATCCCTTGTTGAACACGTTGTGCCCGTTGACCACGCGTGTCACCGGTATGATGGGGTCTAAATGTAGTTCCATGGATTCAGTTTTTTAGTGTAATCTCAAATTTTATTCCCTTATAAGGCTTTTTAGAAAGGAAATCGGTGCACCTCTTTATGTCTACCTCGCAATGCAGGTCGCATTTGAGTTCTTCTGAATATTGCGCCAGCAGGTCGGTAATCTGTTTCTTTACTTCTTCGTATGTCATATCCTTAATATTTTTTGCCTCCGTGGTGGTAGCCACGCAGGCGGTTATAGTTCATTTTGGTGCGGATGAAGAAATCAATGTCAATGGCTGTCAATTCACAGTATTTGAGCACAACCGCAATGATTGCAATTACCTTTTCTTCGGTGGAATCATCGCAGGTGGATATTTCGGAGAGGGCATAGCATAAATCAATGAAGCCCTTTCCTTCCTTTATGCTTTCAGCCATTTCCATAAGGGCTTCCACTTCTTCAAGGTCAAATCTCCGTAGTCCAGCTAAATCCAAGCACCGTATCACCACATCGCAAAGCTCATCTTCCACCGTATTCTTGATTTGCCGCTCGAAGTTCTCCTTGAAGTCCAACACCATCTCGTACTTCTTGAAGGCTTCCACGTCAGCGTGCAGGTTCTTACGGTCTGATTGTACGGCTTCTGCTATCTCGGTTATGATTAACATCAGCCAATGGCTATCACTGTGTTCTTCTTCGTGCCATCCGTTTGCCTTGGCGATAGAGTAGGCTTCGTCTCTTAGTTCGTTCAGGTTCATAGTTCGTATGTGATTAGTTTGTTATTGGTTTCTGAAAACAAAAAGCCCGGCACGGTGGGTGTCGGGTAAAAAGAAAGAGCACCGGATTGCTCCGATGCCCTGTGCTCACGAAAGGAGGTGCCTCAAAATGATTTCGTGAGGTTCGCCATCTGCGAAAATCATGATGCTTCCACATTCCTCAATGTTCATCTGTTGCATATATTCTATTCCGCTTTTGAGTTCTTAAATATCTCCCGTATCTGTTCGGCTATTTTCTCGGCGGCTTCTTCTGTCTTAAAGTAGTTGCCTGAGTTATAATAGCAATTATCACATTCTCCATGCTCATCTGTTGATTCTTTAACATAACCGTCAGCTGACACCCAACGATACAACTTCCCCTTTTTAGCTCTCCACCTTACATTCTCCAAACATTTCTTTCCTTCATTCCACCGCTTGCCTACCTCGGCTAATTTTTCAATCAGCAACTTCTTTTCTTCTTCTGTGGCGGGGCTAACTTTCAAGTTTGACACTTCACCAACGGAATAAGTGTGTCCTTCATGTTCTAACGGAAGCAATACTTCATATTGAGAATCTCGAATAAGAGTAATATAACAAAATAACAACTCATTCCCTTTATCCATTTCTATACTTTTGAAGATACCTATACTTGGTTCTTTCTCTGAATAACCAATGCCCAAATCCGGTGTAAAATAGAGTTTCCCCTCTTGTTTGATTTTTACAAAGTCCCCGTCTTTCGGCTCGTACTTTTGTTCTTTCTTTCCACAGATAGCTTCTCCGTATTCCTGAATCATTTTATCCCATATATTGGAATCGTCTTTTTCAAGCTCAACATTTACGGTCATTACCCCGTCTTCAAAGCCCACGTTTGTCAACGTGACTTTCTTGCCTTTCGGCAACTGAATTTTGTACTGTTTCTTCATTTCAATCCCCTTTCTGTCAATGTTTTCAAATCATTGTTCATATCAAATCACCCTCCTTGGCATTCCGGTATTTCTGCTCGTTCACTTCGATTTCCTCAATGGTAAACTCACCGTCCAGCTTGATGCGGGCGATGAGGTAGAATTTCCCGTTACGCTCGTGGCGGGAATAGATGCGGTCTATCTTCTTCATGGGTTATTCGTTTTTTTCGTTCCAAACTTAGGAATGGGCATCCATCCTATAACCTTTACATGATTTGACTCGCATGAGAATTTACCCGAATAGTATGTTGCAAGTAACACACAATGCTCAATTCCATGTCCTGTATCCACTTCTACATACACGTTCATAAATACATCAAATTCTTCTTTAGGCAAGGTATCTTCGACGCTTATCCATTGGTGGGATAGTGCGTATTGTGCGCCTTCCATAAATCCTGCTTCATAATGACATCCTAATTCAAGTTCTTCAATTCTGTCTTGTGACAAATACTTGAATGAGCGCTTCCCTGCCGCTTCCTCAATCCTTTTCTTCAGTATCTCGTTCATCATTGTATTCATCCATAATTTTACTCATCTCTTCACATTCTTCATAAGGTATTTCCCTCCAAAAGGAAATGGTTGCAGACGGTTCTGTATTTTCCCTTAAGTACTTGGTACTATTCGCCAGCGGGAATGTTGTGGATTCTGATTTGCATAATCCCCAGCCGAATCCTAATTTGTGGGTGTAATAATAATAGTAATATCTCATACCTCATTCGTTTTTGTTCGTTTCTACAAATTTGTTCTCGACGCACCATACTAATAATTCGTATGCTGAATCAATCAGATAGTTATCCTCATCATTGAAATATATCTCTTTCAGTATAGGACTATTCTTTCCTTTCAGGTTGTCGTATCTTATAACACCGAAGGACATATCAATGATTAGGCAATGTTCGTCAATAAAATCCGGCAGCGCATCTAACATATCTTGCAAGGTATATGCGGGAATAAACTCCCAGTGCATAAGACCTACGGTTTGAGCATTATTCCCTTTTATCAGAACCCATTTTCCATAGTGGGTTGCAGCACGAGGATTGTTATCCACACATCTTGCCCAATACAGCATAGTTTCTTTCATTTCCAACCCCAGTTCTTGCAGGTGCTGCATCTGATGCACGTCTAATACTTGCTTCGATTTCATAATCCTTACTTTTTAACCGATTCCAAACCATGTTTCAGTCCTGCTTCGAGGGCTTCTTCGTAACTGTTATAGTTTGTAATGCTACAATATACGGCGCTATCGTCATTAACCATGGTATGTTCTCGTGTGAAGAACCATTTCCTTTCGTCAAATTTCTCGTAATCAAAACAAGCATATACGTTGATATGATGCGCCTCTCGTAGCCACCTCGCCGCCAAAGCCTGCGTGGGGCGGGAATAGCCAAATTCATCTTGATTGAAGTTATAGGGATAACCTACATTCCAAATGCACTTTCCCTCAGTGTATTGCGAAGTACAAGGCACGTCGAATCCTGCCTCTTTCAACTTCTGGGCAGTGTCGAACGAAACATAAATTTCTTCTATCATAATCAAAAAGGTATTTTATTGCTTCTGTTTTGCTTTCTTCTCTCTTTCAAGTTATTCACCTTGTGCCACCACTTAGGCAACGGCTTGTTTCCGTCGAACGGGTCACGTCCGATACGTTCAAGATACTTCATCTTGGCAAGTATCTTTGGAACTGCTGCTGCGTATGCGCCCGCAAATTCTTCAAAGGTTATCATGGCTATTCCTCCTTTAACTCTATAGGTTCATCTTGCCATATAAGGTCTCTGCCTATAAGTTTCTTAATTGAGCCTTTTGGTAAAGCCATCCACATACTATATTCATACAACGGTATAAACTGATTATTTCCTCTTTTAGGACGGAACTGATAAATACACTCTCTACCATCTTTGTCTACTGCTACCCATGACATATCATTCCTCCCAACTCATTTTGATTGTTTTGACATAAGTTCCGTCATTCTCAATATTAGATAAAGCCTCTTCTTTAGTAAAGTAAAAATAGCCATCACTGGTTAATTCCGCACTATATCTATTATAGATATTCACCCATCCCTCTTTCTTTTCGGGGAGCATCATGAGGTCTGCCATGGTTTCGACGCCTTCAATATGATAGTATCCTTCTTTGGTGTAATTATATGGAGATTCCCGTACTCCATCAGAGACCAAAGCAATAATGGGATGTTCACCCTCTGCGTCAAAACAAATAATCCTCGCCTTTCTTCCTTCCCTTGTGCATACGGGCTTGCCTTCTCTTGCCTTCTGAATATCGAAGGGCTTTAGGTTCAATTTATTTTCTTCCATAACATTAAGCTCTTCTACTTTCGTATAATCCCTGACTTTAATCTTGTCTAAATCTCCCATATCTTCTTTGTTTTGTTTGATTTCTATACTTATTTTTGAGTTATTACCTAATTCTCTAACAGTCGCATAATTTTCTGTGAATATAGGTACTTCAAATGTACGGTATGATTGAAATAGATGCCCATCAAATTCATAAGGCTCTCCGACCTTTTCAAGTTTCTTGAAGATAACAAACTTCTTATCACTTCTATAAGTTCCACTACACCTGTCAAGTTCACAATTTCCATTACCTTGAAAAGCACAGATGGCACAAACCGTCTTATCATATTTTTTTGGTTGTTCCACGCATTGAAGCCACTCACCGTTGTACTCAAATATTTCTCCTATCTTGCGTTCCATAGTCAAATCACTATTACAGGGTAATTACCGTACCATTCAATATCATTAATTTCATAGACAAAGTCATTGTCAGTGTCTCCTTCAATAACATTTACGATTACTGACTTATCTTCCACTTTCATAAGTTCGTCAATCAATTCCTGTACTGTCATTGTTTAGTCCTCCTTTACTTCGATAAATAGTTCGCATTTCCCATCCTCATAACAAGGCTCAATCCAATATATCGGGTAATAATCCTCCATCAACGCTTTCTGGCCTAAGATAAACCGCTTGCATTCCTCGCGCAGAGGGCAATAGCCGTTGTCATGGGTCATAGCATCGCACATATCCATATCGTAACTCATTTCTTTTCCTCCTTTGCTATTCGCTTTGCCTCTTTCAAGTCTATTCCATTCTTCACCAGTTCAATAGTCTTATCTCGTCCCAGCTTCCTGTAAATCGGTATCCAGTCCTTGCGTACAAGGTCGGCAGGCTCTCCGGGAAGTATCGCTTTGCCTTCCTTCACATAGTGCTTGCTACGCGGATCAGACAGCTCTTCAAGTGTGGTACCATCCTTATTGACGATTTTGTATTCATCACCATTCACTTTTATTCCTCCATAATAGCGGGCAATGGACAAATATGAGTTCGCCCAATATTCCTCAGTCATTATCACTGCACTCATTTTGTTTTCTCCTTTCTCTCTGGCAATAAATCTATTACATACGCCCATCTCAAAACAACATTCTTCAGCAAGTCGTAATTTTCTCCGAAGTTCACAGAATACCCTCTTCCGTATGTTTTTCTGCATTCAAATACTACAAGCTGATTCTTATCCGGTTTTTCGCTTGCATCGTGCCACACGGAGTTGATGCGCCACTGTGCGCCGGATATAAATCCTTCTTTTGCGGCTATTGATTCCATTAGTGGCCTTATTCTTGCATTTGGCATTACATAGTCCTTTGCCGCCTTTTCAATCTGTTCTCTTGTCATAATCAATATCTTCTTTAAGTTCCACCAATTCTTCCAAAATCTCATTAAACGGGACGCTCATCAGGTATTCAGCCAGCCAGCACGCTCCTGCCTTGAAATCTTCATCGCAGTGCGACTTGCGGTCTTGGTAATGCCTTATCCCTTCCTTGTGCCGGAGACCGGCTTCTTTTATCGTTTCCATTTTCATACTCCTAACTTCTCCTTCCTGTACTTTTCCGCATATTCCTCGTTGCACTTCTCCGGCTTGACCAGAACGACCGTGTTCCGGCTGATGCGGAGCGGCATTAACGATTCCTCGTGCCTGTAATACATTCTTATCTTCTCGTTCAGCCCCTTGCTGTTCTCGTCCACCGAAGGCTTCCTTTCCACCATCGGGTCTTTGATTCTTGCTACGCTCATACTGTCTGTTTTTAGTGGTTATGCCGATATTGCCTTTGCGATTATCCTTGCGTCGCAGAGTTTGGACGAAAGGACGTTGACCGCCGCACGGCAGGTGTCCGTGTCAAGGTTGACCGTGCAGGGTATTCCCATTGTGCGCATCAGCCTGTCAAACTCCTTGTGGAGTGCGGTCAGACGCAGGTATCCGATGTTGGAACGCCTGAAACGGGAATCGACATGCCTTAACTCTTCCTCGCGCTTGTCCAGCTGTATGCAGGAGAACTCGCACATCGTCCTTGCCAGCTCGCACCGTGCAAGCAGGGCGGAATCTTCCAGCCTCGCCTTGTCGAACACCCCCTTGATGCTGTAGTAGAGGATGTCCACGTGCTTCTGGATGTCTTCAAGAAACGTCTCGTTAGCGTCCGCGAAAAATCCGCTGCGGTCTCCTATGACCTCGAAGAGCATCTTCTCGTACTTTCCACGTAGCCTGTCTATCACGTTTGTTATTCTTTTTGTCTCATGCCTGTAACGGTCAGACTTCCTTACCGCTTCCACCGCCTCGATAACGGTTGTAATTGCGATGTCGTTTGTGAACAGGATGTTGTAAGTGCATCCTATCACGGCTGGCGCATGCTTGTCTATCAGCCGGTTCATAAATTCAATCTGTGTCATTTTTCGATTTTGAATGTTTGTACTTAGTCAAATAAACTTCGTTGTTTCAATATTCCTTTTGGAGTTTTAATCTCGCCTAAGCATTCACGCCGGAATCGCTCTTCTTGTGCATCAAAGTAATCCTTGTCTATCTCGGTAGCGTAGAAGTCAAATCCGAGTTTATAGGCTGCTATGCGGCTGGAACCGCTGCCGAGATGTGTGTCTAAGATGCGGTCTCCGGGAGTGGCAAACTTATCTAATAACCAATGATACAATGCTACTGGCTTCTGTGTAGGATGTATCTTGGCTTCTTTATTTGTACCACCCGTATTTGATATCCGGATTATTGCTGCAGGTTTGTCAAAAGAAGTCCATGCCAATTCAAATTGTGAGAAGTTTTCCCATGGCTGCAGCTTATCCCAGCAGACAATTCCTCTTGTTGGTGGTAAGTGGAAATAATTCCCTCCCCAAATAATTTGGTTCTTGCTGACACGGAAAAGTTCATCAAAATAGTCTTTGGATGGTGGATTTAAATCCCAATCACATGGCATGGTATTTAATGTTCGATTTTTTAATTTCCCAGCTCCTTGATTCAAACGTCCTTTCTTCAAACGTTGTGCTACGCTTTCACCATTATAACCTCCATGCCTTCGATTCATGTTTGTACCCATTGTCATATTTGGAGCGCTGATTCCGTATGGTGGGTCAACAATGGCTAAATCAAAGAACTTGTCTGGAATAGATTTCATGTAATCCATGCAGTCCATATTATAAACTTCACTTATCGGCATGATTATAATTTCTGATTATTAAAAACTTAGGCTCTCCCTTCTTCAGTTGAGCCAGTGTTTCTTCGTCAACTTCAGCTTCGGTAAGCCCATTCAAGGTCATGTATTGTGGAAGTCTGTATTTCTCGCGTATTCGGTGAATAAGATTCCAATCCCGCGTGACCCAGTAAATTGTGATTCTCATATTATTTTCTCAGGCTTTCTCCGCTAAAGAGAACTGTTCTTGTTATCGCCTTTAGGCGGTCAATGGTTCTTTCTCCGTACTTTTCCCTCAACTCGTCTATTGACAGATTTGTAGTAATAATCAGGAGCTTCCCTTTTTTCTCTGTTTCATCTGCTAATTCAGCGAAAGCAAGCCTTTTCTCTCCGTATTTGACACTAAGGCTCTCCGTGCCTATGTCATCCACATAGATGATGTGTTTTTGTTTTACATCGTCCAAATTGGCATTCATTTGCTGTGCGTCATAGCAATTTATCACCTTACGGCAATAATGGTTTAAAACCAAAGGCAGGATCTTTCCGCAAATCAGAGTTTTCCCACGTCCGCAGTTCCCGAAACACAGAAGACCGCGTCCGCTATTGTCAGTCAGCCAGCTTACGACTTCATCGTATTCCGGTAGCCACCGGGCTTTATCTCCGGTGAAATACCTGATGCCGTTCCATAAGACATTTTTTGCATCAGGGATTGACACCTGCACCGTGTTGGGGATAGGAGAGAACCCTGTGTCCTTTAGCCGTTCAATCGTCTGTTGAAAATTTATCTGTTCCATATTACCAGCCTTTCTCTTTGTATTTTCCAATAGAATTGTCTTTCAATACCATGCCTGTATCTGCTTTAGGAGGCATCCGCTCCCGGTTAGCCCATGTAGACAACCTTCTTGGCAATTCCCATGTTTTTTCAAGTTCATAGCGCATCTTGGTTCCTGACTTGTTTAGCTCGCTCCAATAATCGAAGAACGCCCTAATCATCTCTTTCGGGTATTTTCCGACAAAAGGAACTAATGATTGGTAGAAAGAATCTTTTCGAGAGAGAGTAGCAGCTTTAGCTGCGTCTTTCTTTACTACTACGTCAGTAGTAGTTTCTTTCATATCATTATTCCCTTTTATTTGTTTTGTGTCACCTGTGTGTCGCTTTTTCGGTTCTTTTGGTAACTGTGTCGCTTGCTGTGTCAGAAGTTGTGTCACTTGTTTGCGTAACTCGCTTATTTCCTGCATTATATCTGTGTCGCTTCTTGTGTCACTCGCTGTGTCGGAGAGCTTTCCGTTATATTCTTCATATTTCACGAGCGTTATTACATTCATACCCTGTTCTTGTGAAATAGTTATCATGTTTTCTCTTTTAAGAAAAGCGAGAAATGTTCGTACTTTCCTTTCTGACCATTTCCAACGCTTGGATAAAAATCTTATGGATGCAGGATATTGTCCTCTTGTATAAGAGACTTCTCGACCTCCGATACTCTCCATACGGGGCGTTGCCTCAAATCGTGCCGACTGAATCAAGTCGAGCCACGCTTCGCAACTGCTAAAAGTCCGGGCTTCATTCCACATATCATTCGAGAAGAACTTGCGGCTTAGTTTTATATATCCTTCCATAATCTTAAAATCTCACGTTGGTTAATTGTCTTCCGTTGGAGTAAACTGCCCACTTGCCGTTACCGCCATCCACAAGCCTCAAATCCTTGACTTCCCCAAACCGTTTGATGTTGCCACACAAATCCACAACCCAACCAGCTTCTTTATTGGGATGGGGTCTGATGGCTCTCCCGACTATCTGATACCATAGGGCTAATGACATTGTAGGGCGAGCCATGACAATAGTGTCCAACTCAGGGTAATCAAATCCCGTTGTAAGTACACCCACATTTGCGACAACCGGTATTTCGCCGGATTTGAACGCTTCAAGGATATGTTCGCGTTCTTTCTTGGGCGTGTCTCCTGAAACGATTGCCGCTCCGGGTATAGACCAAGTAAGCCTTTCAGCCTCTTTCAGAAACCTTGTGAATACCAATATCCCTTTGCGCTTTATTCCGCTTTTAGGGTTCATGAGCCTTTGGACTATACTCACCAGAAATCCGTAGAAGTCTATACGCTCATATTCTTTGACTACGGATTTATCAGTGTAGTCGGCACCAGTCGTATTCACCTTTAAGTTGAGTTCATTCCATCCAATGGGATTCATCGGGTAATAGTTCAGCTTTGATAGGTACCCCATATCCAAAAGGGTGGAAATCTGCACCTGATAAATCACTTCCGAGAACACGCACGGGCGGGTACGGGTGATGAATTTCAGCATACTTCCGAAATCACGGCTTGAACTTAATCTGTAAGGCGTTGCACTAAGACCTATAATCTTACAGTTTAGCGTTTGAAAGAACTCCTTATACATACCCTCTTTGGGGTTACATAAATGGGCTTCATCTACAAGCACATATTTGAAGTGCCTGAATTGTTCCTTATGATTGATTGCAGATCCGATTGTGGCAAATGTTATTTTTGCTATCTGTTTTTGTCCGACAGACGCAGAATACACAGCACAATCAAACGGACATATCTTAACCATTTTCTCATAGTTTTGTACAAGTATTTCCTTGCTTGGGCAAAATATAAGAACGTTATCATTAAGCCTGTTCGCTATATCTGCAATAACCCATGATTTTCCTCCGCCCGTTGGAATGACTATCAGTCCGTTATGTTTTATCTTCGGGTTGAGGAAAAAGGCTACCGCCTTGTCAGAGGCAGCCTTCTGATAGTCTCTAAGTTGGATTTCCATAATAATCAACTTTATAATAGCATTTACAACCACGTGTTGTTTTTTGCTTACCTTTACAGCAAGCTGCAATTAACGAATGATTGAAACCGTCCATTTCCGCATCTTTAGCAGAACCGTATTCTTTTATCATTCCATTAGGATATACTATCACTATTGGCTTCTTGCAATTCTCATGCAGTGATTTAATATGTTCCCTACATTTGTTGCTTGCTTTATTAGAGTGAGAGATGTTTTTTCGAGCCAAATCAAAGTTCAGATTCTCTTTTAAAGAACACCATCGTAGGTTCACAGCCCTGTTGTCTGTCCTTATTCCGTTGATATGGTCAACGCATGACAATCCATATTCGTTTGGAATATGTGCCAGCGCAACCATCCGATGTACACTCAACTGTTTTTTGATATTGTTCTTGCAAACGCAAACTTGATAGTAACCAGCATTTGAAATTCGAGATTTTAATATTCTTTCCTTGCAATAAGTTTTTGACCCTTTCTTGCCTTTTCTGAATCTCTCCATGCTTTTAACACGTCCTAAATTGGAGATTTGATATAGCCCTTCATACCCGACTACATCTTTCCAAACTTCATAACTCATAATCCTTTCTCCTTGCTTAGTTTGTCTCCCAAAGCTTTGTAATACTTCGTGAGTTCGATTAATTCGAAATCAGCCCATTTCTTTGTCTGCCCGGCTTTCCATGCCAGCTTGTCGAATCGTTGCTGACCGATTTTTGATTTCAAGTTTTTCTCGTAATGTATCAGATGGTCTGCGCTGAAACGGTTGCACGACTTACATTCGGCATGTGCGTTGTCTTCGTCAAACCTTGTTGCCATGTGGCGGCGGGAGTGGAAGTGCCCGCAGTCCGCTTGCTCGTACGGCTTTATCTTGCCGCATGAGATGCAGCGGAAATAACCGTTCGGCATACAATCACGAAGCCGGATATAGCGGCTGAAAACTTTATCGAGTTTGGCGACTAAATCCGGCTTCTTCTTGATTTTTACTCCTGCCTTGTCAAATAATGGAAAAGGCTTTTCTTTTTTCTTCTTTCGTCTTATGTAATATGGCATCGGTTATCCTCCCAACATTTTAAGTTTCACATTCAATGCGTTGCTCTCCCGTATCAGTGCGTCCGCTTGCGGATTGAACAGGATGGATTCCGTCAGGAGCCGTTCCCTTATCTCCGCCAGCCTTTCCCTGATTGCTTGTTTTTCTTCTTCGTTTGTCCTTATCATACCTTATCTGTCTCTTTAGTTTTTTTACACAACTTCGCAATAAAACGCTGCTGGTTGTCGTTTGCCTTGTCATCCTCAATCAATACCTCGCCCACGATGTCCGATAGCCTGTCTTGCGCCAGCTTGCATATCAATGCAGCTTCGCTGGCTGTCAATGTCAGTTTCATAATACCCTAAGTTTATTCCGGAATCCTGTTTCGGTCTATCATCCGGCAGCTTCCTTCCTCTACGTTCCGTCGGAGGGCGATGTGCTTCACGATTCCGAACTGTTCCTCTGTAAGGTCGTACAGGATGGCGTGCCTTTCCCTAAGAGCGCATACCTTGTTGCATACCTTGTATCCGCTGCTTTTTCTTATGCGGTCAAGTGCTTCTTTCATCCTGATTAATGTAAATGCTTCCATAATTGTATATTTTTTTGTTTATTGCCGGGCAGACCGGATTCGAACCGGCATCTTGTTCAACCTCGTAGGGTGGGACTGCCATTCTCCCATTACGAAACACTGCCCGTTTGCCAGTTATATTTCGATGATTACGACGTCAGGTGCAACACCTTTGATTGCTTCAATCTGTTCGTCAATAACCTTGTTCTTATATTCCTCGATAGTTTCATTAGCCCCGGCAGACACAAGAGAGAGGGATACGTCCCGACCGTCCACATCCGCGTAAATTTCGACTTCGATTTCTTCATTTGCAAAACCCTTGAACAGGGGTACGTTTAATTTGAATGATTTCGGGAGGTTGCTGTCTACCACTTGCGAGTAATTGTCAACCTTGCTTCCGTTTTCCTCCTTGCTGCGTTCGATGTCTTGGTTGACTTTCGCCTTGAAATTTTTCAAAGTGGAAACCAGCATCATGTTCTCGGATTTGTCCTTGAAAAAAGCGCGGTGCATCTTGAAGAACTGAGACAGCTTGATAGGCTCCCATTTCTTATCCGTGTTAATGCCAAATTCCTGCATTTCTTTTGAAGCCTGTAAAATACCGCTGATTTCAGTCTGATAGTAGTTGGTTTCATCAATAGTTAATGCTAACCCCATCTTATCACGATTTACGATGATATTAGCCGATTTCTGATTAATCAGTTCGACACGTTTCTCCAACCATCTGAAAGGTGCGTCTATTGTTCCATTGATAACTACTCTTTCCGGTTCTTTCGGGTCGAGTTCCTCGGATGCCTTACCCTCTCTCAATACGATTTCGATAGGTGTGCCATTATAATTTTCAGGCACGACCACATTGATTTTGTTTTCTTTTTCCATAATTAATCTGTTCCTGTTTTACGGTTAATACTGAATACTGTCTTTTGCATTTCTTGTGGCATTATCGGGCGGCTGTAAACCAATTCCCCCAACTTGTTATAGAATCCTGCCATCTTTTCCTCATGATAGAGAATTTTGGCACATTCTTCATTTTCCACAAATTCAGAACCTCTTTTGATATGGTCTAATAGTTCTTGCTTTTCTTCATTCAAAGGTTTAAGGCGTTCTTTAAACTCATCCATAGCCTCTTTCTTTTCAATCTCTATATCATTGATTGTGATTGACACCTCGGCTAATGTTTCTTTCTTTTGCGCCAATTCTTCGGGTGTGAATCGGTGGGTATAACCGATTTTCTCTACTGCATCGGCATTGTCCTGAAGGAACTGCCACCGTTCCTGTTCAGGGATATCCTGTCCTAAAAATTTGTCCATATTACTTATACCTTTTTATTCCCGATTCATCATAAAACTTTCTTGCAGTACCCATACCATTGTAAACTGGAATATAGCTTCTTTGAGAAGCTTTCTCTATTTGGTGAATGCCGCTGGATTTAGGGTTGATTGATTTTTCAGGATGAAAGAATCTTGCTACATCTTGTGGAAATTTTCTTTTTTTCATAATCTCAATTTTTAAATAAAACCATTATTACGTTCTACTTCTTGTTGTGCGTAGATAAGCATCTGCTGTTCGTTTGCCGCAGGGAGGTAGATGCCCGCCACAGATGCGCTCCAGTTGCGGAAACGGTCAATGCTCAAAGTCATTTCACCGGTGGTCAGCTCGGCTGAGCTTCTCAGGTAGGTTATTTCCTTGCCTTTCTTGTTTACCGTCTTTCTCTCGAACAAATCACGGTTGCAAGTCCTTTTGTAGAAATCAATTTTTACTTCTTCGAGGCTGCAACCGTATTCGCTGCCGAAATACCCTAAAAGAAGATGCAAGTAGCTGTTCTGGGCAAGCGTGCGGTTAGGCAGCTTTTTTTTCACTTCCACCACTGCACGCTCTCGGAACAGTTTGTTTACATACTCTTTGAATTTAGGTACATCGTATTCATTCTTCAAATTGAAAATGCTCATAAGCTATCAGAATGGTAAGTCGTCTTTAGGATTTCCATTTGAATCTACTTGTGGCGGAAACGGCTGGTATGCAGGCGCAGGCTGTGGTATCGGCTGTTGAACAGACTGAACCGTCTGCTGTTGTTGTACAGGTTTCCTTGCCTCCAGCTTGTAGCATCGGATAGACACCATACGTTTGACCTGCCCGTCTTGATTCGTCCACTCTCTGCCTTGCAGGGCGAATGATACTGTGATTATGTCGCCCACTTGGAATCTGTCAAGTTCAGCGCACTTCTCACCTGAAACTTCCAATGGGACAATGTTTTCATACTGGCTTCGCTCACCCGTATAAGGGTCGTGCGGTGTCGCGTCAAGCAGGAACTCGCGTTTCAGGAACGGACTGCCTCCCGTCTTGGATGGAATTTGGACGGTCTGACCGATTGCGGCAAGCCGTCCGGTGATTTGATTACTCATCTTTATTATGATACTTTTAATGTTATACTTCCACTAACCGGTGTGTCTGTCAGATATTTGTCGTACACGCCCGGATAATCCCTCTCAAAGGATTCACGGTCGAAAACCTTGCGTATGCTGTCTTTTTTGCGGGTAAAGGATATGCTTTCGCCTTTCCACGAATAGGCACCGGCTTTCACCATTTCTTTCATTATGCCGTCCATCAGGATTTTCTTCTGCTCTTTCCAATATTTCTCCTGCTCGCTTATTTCAATGATAGACTGTTCCATTTCACGGTACTTCAAAGGCATGTCTGTCTTAACCGAAGGTACGGCATAAGGGTTTATGAACTTGCGTCCCTCTATTTCGGCTGAAAGCAGTTCAATAATAATTCCGTCAGGTATGCGTTCCACTTCCACAAGTTCTGAAATGTTTCCTCTTAGCCAGATGGCGAACAGCCTTACGACTTTGCATCCGGGGTTCTGCCTTTCAAACCAATAAGCGTAAATAGATAACTGCCACCTTACATACTCCTTGTCGAGCTTGTATGTTGTCTTGATGTCACCCAATGAAAATTCATTGTCGCTTTCCCGGTACACCTTGTCAATACAGGACGCGAAGTGCTCGTTGTCCGATACAAGGTATTCGCTTGCCTCATATTGAAGCCCGTAACTTTCTTTTAATTTTTGATAGTTGCGGGCTTCCTCGCTTTCGTGTTCAATGCCTAGGTCATCCACAAGTTCACAGACCTCATGCACGAAAGACCCCCTTTCGGCTGCCCTTTTCATTACAAATTCGGGTACTCCCGAATATTTGTCCGGGAACAGTTGCCTCTCAATCATCCCGGTAACGCCTTGCAGGCACACGCCGTCAGGTGTGGTGTAGGTGTGTGCCTGTTGGTCGAATATGATTTGTGATTTAGTTAGCTGCATCTTTCAGTTGTTTTTTCTTGGCAGACAAAGCCGACATGAATTGTGGGTTTGACTGCAATGTGTTATAATTATTGAATATCCCAGTGAGCGTCTGAATGCTCTGCGCCGCACTTATTTCCTGTAACGCCATGGCGATGTAGTCTGTCTCTTCGGGTGTGGTGGCGTCAGGGTCTTTCGGTTCTTCGGTTGGGATGAGAAACATTTGCAATAGGGAGTATTTCAGTGCGATGCTCATTGCTTTGTTCATACCCTTGTCCCCGCTGTCCATTGCTTCGCCCACGTTCACCGTCTCCACAAATGAGCCGTCTGTGGTCATGTATCGGAACTTTATCTTTGCACGGGTGTAGAACAGTGTGCCGCCCTTGGCAGTGGGTCGGGCATCCACCGTGAAGTCCTGCACTTCTTGCAGGATAAATACGTCATTCTTGGCAAACAGCTCATGCAATTCGTTCATCACGTTGTCTATTCCACGGAACTTGAAGCCCTGCTGCTGGTTTTTCTCGGACTTGGTGATGGCCTTTGTCTCTTTTAGGATGCTGGTCATCTTCTGGAATATCAGTTTTTCTTCCATATTTTTATTTTTTATACTAATCTGAATATCATTGTCATTTGGTCGTTCCCTGCCGCATAGACCTTGTATTTAAGGCACTCACGACCCTCACCGATTTCACCCAGTAGACGCGCCTTCATGTTACGCCTCTGCGATTCCTGCTTTATTCCCGTATGCCGTGATTCGTCAAACGGGACTTTCGCCACATCACCGGGATTACCGGCTTCAAGCATGTCGAACACGCCGACCGTGCTGTAATTCTCATCAATTTTCACTTCCGTTATCATTGGTTATCCTGTTTTTGGTTATCATTTCTCCTATCGCCGCCATGGAGAAAGCCTGCTTTATCTCCTTTTTTGAGTAGAAAAAAGGAGAATTCCTGCCTGTCCCAACCCTGAACGGCTTTATTATCTCTGCCTTTACAAGCCTGTCAAATTTACGCTGGTCAAGGTTGGCAATCCGAAGCCATTTCTTGACTTCGGATTTACGCACCTTGTCTTGTGGCGGGTCATAGACCTTCACTGCCTGCATATAACCGACCTGCACGAAGTCGGCTATTATCCGGTTCAGTTCGTGTATGTCGATGTACATTGCTTCGTTTGTTTAACAGTTTGTGAATCTCGTTGCTTATCTCTTCATCAAACTTGGCTCTTCGGTCAAGTTCACGGCTTCTCGCAATCAGAATGTGATTGACCTCTTCAATCGTCTGTGTCACTTGTTTTACCGTTTCCATATCCTTTGTCAAGTTTGTTTGCCATAAGTATTACGGCAAGGATGAATACTATCAATCCAGCCCAGTACATCGGGCTAAGGTCTTGGTTTGCGTGCATCACAACCAGCGACGCAACGCATATTGCTATTAACGTCTTCATTCCGCTTCCTCCACCTTATAACCTTTGTTTGTTAAGTACTCGACTATCAGACCCTCGTCAATCTGTTCCAACAGGTCTTTCACGTCCTCACTCTCAATCTTCATCTGCACGTCCATGCAGTTGCAGCGTGAACTGATGTTCACTTCTTTTGCGTAAACTTCTAATCTTATATCCATGTCATTTCGCTATTAGTTCGTTCCCGTGGGCGTTCCGATGGTAGCCTTTCCGCTTATCAAAGGTTTGGTAAGCCACGGGTATATTATAGGACTTTCAGCGATAAGCACGCCCAACGCTCATACTCGCCACCGTGAGGACGATTGTTTCGGTGCTGAAAGTAAGTTCATTCATATAGCTTTGATACAGCCTTGCAAGCGGTCACGGCATTTCTGCTGCGCTGCTTCTGCATCATCATTCTTGTTCGCCTCGATACGGTTTATGAATTACGCCGTAGAGGGTCTGCCAATAAGTCAAAGGTCTAATCTGTAGCACCCTGCCCGGTTCTCGCTACCGGATGCCGTTCAGTCCGTCAGCAGGGTTTATGAATCACCAGCGAATAACCGCCATACCCTGCGATAGTTGCAATCCGATGTAGTCCATACCGTCGTCTTCGCTGCAATCTTCGCCCTGATATCTCTCTAACGCCGTGATTTCTTCGTAGATAAGTGCGATAATCTCGCTCTTGCTGTCCGCGTTATACCGTTTGCATACTTCGCTTTCAGGCATTGCCTTCACTTCTTCGAGTTCGTTGTAACATTCATCTAGTCTGTCACTTACTTCTTTCATTCTCATAGTCATGCGATTTTTATAAGGTTAAACTTCTTGAAACTTCTGAATGATTCTTTCTCTGTATCCCAATAGGTGAACAGGTCTTCGTTCTTTCTTCTGCCTGTGCCCTTCACTTTGTCGTGAATCACTTCGTCCTGCATGGTGCCGAATGCCTGTCTTATTTCGCCGTTCGTCTTCTGATAGAAGAACTGGACGATTTGCGACTTCATGGCTTTTGCCAGTTTGTACACCTGCCATGCCCTTTTAAGGCATTCGCTGAAACTTTCACCTGTGACCCTGAACATGCGCCATGCGCTTGTCATGATTTCGTGCAATACATTTCTTTTCATAATCGTGTGTTTTTAGAATATTATTACTATATTTGTTTTGTATTACGTTTCTGATGCAAAGATACTTTAAAATTATAAAGTAACAAACAAATGCTTTAGAAAAATAAAGTAATAAACATCATTTAACAAATAACGTGTCTTGCACATTATTATATGAATGAGTTATCTGAAATAATGGCGTGGGTAAGCAGTGGGTTTGCAATGGCTTCTGCGATATACACCTTAGCAATGGGCATCCGCTATGACAAGAATATCAAGCGGATGGACGAAAAGATTAAGGATTTCCAACTGGATGAATACAGAAGGAAAGAGCATGAAGACAAGAAAGCGTTGTTGAGAGCTGAAGTTTTCCACATTGAGGGGAAATGGAAAGTCTCGATAACGAATTACGGAAAATCACAGGCGAGGAGCATACGTTTGATTTCTGCCGATTTGACCGTTGAATCTGGAGGTATACATATTATGAACGAGGACATAACCCCATATCCCATGCTGAACATGAACGACAGGTTTTACATTGATTTGTGCCTTACGGAAAGACATAATATAAAGCCCGTCATTCGATTGGAATGGGATGACGATTCAGGTGTGGACAATTCTGTCACTCAAGCGTTATGCTTATGTTAATCGGAAAAATATATGCCGAGTAAGATATATAAATATACGAATGCTACGCCAAGGGATATGTAAAAGAAGGTCAGCAAATTTTTCAAGACTTTGTTTTTAATCTTGTCATACAGCCAAAAGTATGATTCTACGGCTAAGACTATCGTTGTACAAACTAATAGAACAATTAACAAAACCATAAAAGCTATTAAATACAACATCGTTCTTTGATTTAATTGGTTAATATTCAGTTCCAAGTATACTGCCCATTCCCAAGGCGACTATATCATTATAGGAATAGGGTTATTCATTAAAAAGATGAGTGCTGGATTCCTCTGTTTCCGTGCTTTCGCATACGGGTGACGAAGTTGTTAGCATCATCAGCATCCTGTTATCTGGTGTCGGATAGGACAAGGATTTACATATTATGGCGAAAACCAAAGAGCCATTTTGTCTCGCCGCTGTCTGCGGGGGTCGGCACGGTTGGCACTGATAGAACCGATGCTTATGAAAAAGCCCCGTAATAGGTAGCAGCTATTACGGGACTGAATATATTAAACCTCCACGGAGGATGTTTAACCAATGTCGATGTAACATCTGCTACTTGTTACAGTGGCAAAGATACTTTATAATTTTAATGTATCAAAAAAAGAACGCTTTAAAATTATGGGAATTATTGAAAGATTCTTTGAAACCATTGAAAAAGCCGGGATTTCTTCGTATGAAATAGAGAAGAAATATGGGGTAAAATCAGCTCAGTCGAAGCTGTCGCAGTTAAAAGACACAAAGACAAGAGGTGGAAAAGAAAAAGTTCTTCCTTCTGATTTATTGTCTGCCGTTTGTTCTGCGAGGGAAGATATAAACTCCGACTACATCCTTACAGGTCGTGGAACCCCTCTACGTGAAAGCATTGAGGCTACGCAAATCTACCAGCCCAAATACACGGAAAAGGCTGATCCGGAAGGTACAATAACCCTGTACGATGTGGAAGCTGCCGCAAACTTGAAAACACTCTTCGATAACAAAGACCAGAACATATTAGGACAAATCAGCATCCCCAATATCCCGAAATGCGATGGTGCAGTATATGTCAAGGGGGATTCCATGTATCCGTTGTTGAAATCGGGGGATATTGTGGCATACAAGGAGATACCGTTGGAAATGAACCATATCTTTTTCGGAGAAATGTATCTCGTCTCTATAGACCTTGACGGAGACGAATACCTTACCGTTAAATACGTCCAGCATTCAGAGAAGGGTGAGGGCTGGATAAAGCTGGTAAGTTACAACCAGAATCATCAGCCAAAAGATTTCCCATTATCTTCCGTCCGGGCAATGGCATTGGTTAAGTTAAGCATCAGGATGAATACAATGAAATAAGGTTATGAAGTTCAATAGATATACAAAGAAGAAATATGCAATAATATGGACTTGAAAGAATTTGTGAGCGAAACCCTGAAAGAGATAATCGCAGGAGTAAAGGACGCACAGGAGTACGCCAAAGAGAACGGGGCGTGCGTCAACCCGACTGAGTTTGGTACGCTTGCCAAACCGGAACATGTCATAGATATGGGAGACGGGAAGTTGTCCATCGTCCAACCTATATCATTTGACATCTGCGTGTCCGACAAGAGAACCAAATCCGGGAAAGGAGGGATAGAAATTGTTTCAGGAGGGTATGAAGGCACGAAAGCAACTGAAAACAGGGTAAAATTCTCCGTTGCCGTTGCCTTGCCAAGAATGAATGTCACATCTCCCAGAACGAGCGTTTCTTCTTCTGGAAAAGCATCCGATAAAACAACACGGAAACGAAGGCAAGAGCCAAAAGAAACGAAATGACCGCCAATACTCCTATGATCCATAGAAGCGGCTTGATGGGAAGCGTCTGCAAGTATTGTATCAATTCTGACATAAGGAATATGTTTTTGCAAAAGTAACCAATTATAAACTAATAAACAAAATGATTATGAGAAAAGTATTTTTGATTATGGCAATGGCATTGCCGATGGTGTTGATGTCATGTTCTGATGATGACGGAGAGAAAATGAAAACAATCAAAAATCTGACTGGAACATCTTGGTATGACGCTCAGATTTGGTTTATGGAATCAACTGAGGCGGAAAGCATGACCGGGTATCAGGAGGTAGGAGATGTAGCGATAGGGGAATCATGCACGGTTGAATCCGAATCCGCTTACTTTTATGTTTATGCAAAAGACGCAAGAGGAAAAGTTTTAATGTCACAACCCAAGCCTTTGAACAAATCCGTTTCCGTAAAAGAGGATGATTTGTTTTAAGGAACGATTTTGCGAATTGTTTCAGCAATGTTTTAGCAAATTAATTTTGTATGTTAATTAACTTATTGATAATAAACGAACTATAAATTTCATCCTCTTAGATTGTGGTTCTGAATGTCGTGGGTTCGAGTCCCACTAGTCACCCACACTTGGGTATTAGGCAGTGAGTATCTAAATGTATATTCACTGCTTTTTCTTTTTTAAATATTCCCTATTGGATTTGTACTTTTTTAATTAATTGCCTATATTTGCAAAAAAATATGAATAATATGGTCGGTAAGGTAGGTGTTATCGTTTCTATTGTTCTTTTCTGCATAGCAGTAGGAGTTTATAGCTTTGTCCAACTCAGTGTGGCTGATAAGGGCAAGGATGTCGATTTGTTGTCTTTTGTGCCATTGGAGAGTGTTGGCTTGCTTGAAACTGATAATCCTGACTTCTTGGCTAATGAATTTCCACAAACCACTTATGGTTTGCAATTGGATACATTGCGGCAGAGTGGTTTGTTCCCGATGGTACTTAATGCCGTATTTCCGAATGCAGACAGTACGGTACATCGGCTGAGCAATGGCATTGAAAGAATGATGATCAGTTTTCATGCACCAATGTCGGCGCGTAATGTCGTAATGTATTTCCGTACCCACGGTTCGGGAAGAGAGTTTTTACAGCGGATGATGCAGCGCCAAGGGAGAAGGTTTGTGCCTAAGAAAGAGTCGTATCGAGGTAGCGATATAGATATCTATGCACTCGAAAACGGTGATTTTATAGCTGCTTATTGTGGCAAGGGTTTTTGTGTCCTTAGTTATCAGAAAAGCTTGATAGAGCAAGTGATTGATGCCCGTAAAGATGATGTTTCGTTGCGTGAGGATGCTGTGTTTATGGAATGTTACGAAGGAAAGGCTGTCAATTTTATTACATTGTACGGGCATGCTCCTTCACTGCCTTTCCTGGTAAGGGATTGTGCGAGTTGCTGGAGCAGTTTTGATATCCATTTAAACAGTGAGGTGTTTTATTTGAGTGGTTCGATGGTATTGCCGGATTCATGCCGGTTTCGTGTCACAGACCGGCTGTATCAAATGGATTCAGTTTCTGAAGATGGCTTGCTGGTGTTGTCGGGACAAGAAAAGGTGGATTCGTGTATATCGCGTATGATAAGCATTCCACAACATACTTTATTCGAAGAATGTGTATCGAATCTTTCGCGTGATGCCTCTTTTATTTTTGTGGCGGATATGGATAAGTTGAAAGGAGGGGATATGTTGCAGGTTGGCGGATTTTATTTGCCCAAATTTGTGATGCAGCATGTCGATTTGTTCCGCTCATTCATTTTTTCTGCCCAGGTGACAAAAGTCGGCAACAAGTATTCGCATATCATTGTTTTCACGTATAAGAATTAAAATGATTTTCTTTTTATACTATGCGCAAATAATGTTGCGAGAAGAGTAAGAGCCTGTTTAAATTTTCCAATAAAGTAATATTCTATCAGGTTCTTTTGCGTTTGTTTCCGGTCTGTTTTCCCGATTTTATTCGTCAGATAGCCCGCTATCCTCCTCATAAAA